TCAGACGCCAGTACGCCCCCTACGCCACCCGAGGAACCCGAGCATGCCTGCCAAGCCAATCATAGAGATCACAGAGAGAGCTGGTACAGGTTGGACCCCAGGCTGCTCGCCTACCGTCGAGCCTTTGGCAACTTGTCCTACTGGGGTGCATGTTTCTAGCCCCGGGTTAGCACCAGCAGCCGCGATGGGGGTTACGCAGAAATACAGATATTGGCCTGCATCATCAGCTACGGGAGTGTAAGTTGCACCGTTCCCACCTGTAGGTCCACTGTCCACTACTTTGCCTGTAGTGGAGTCCGTCAATGTACTGCTTGGGCTGGTCACGAATTTGTAGATTGAGCCAGTTGCCGAAACGTCTTGCGCATTGTTGTCCACGTCAGCATAGGTATAGGTGCCAGTGACAGCACTGCCAACAGCTGGTGATGTTCCACTGACAGTAGGAACTGCCGTAGGCACCTCGTTAGGTGGAGAACCCAAGAACATATTGACGCTGCCACCAATGGAAGGCTTGTCGCCATCGACGACAATTTGACAGACATCTGGTGATTTTATGACGATACCGTTGACGGTATTGGGATCGTTGCCTATTGCAGAAGTGACGCGCCAATACTGTGCTGGAGCCGTACCTTCGATGAAATAACTAGGCGTGCCAGATGTCGAGATTTTCAAGAAATCAAAATCACCCCCATCTACGATATTCCCAGTGCAATCTTGGAAGTGGAATTTGAAGTCTTCGTTGCCGTCGACATCCTGAAAGAACAGAACCGCCCCCTGCCTAAATGGAGAAGCGGACGAAAAGGATGCGGTTCCACGACTGAGAAACCCTTGGCCTGGCCGGATTGCTGGCACTCCGATATTTAATGGTAGATAGCTACTATTGCCAAAAGCATTGGTCCCTGCCCAGACTCCTGCGGTGATCAAACGTGAGGGAGGGTCAACTGTCCAGGTCAACGGATTGCCATTAAAGTCACCGATGGTCTGTCCTCCGCCTCCCGGCAAAACGTCAGGACCGGGAGCACCTGTCCCGTTCATGTAATACCAATACGTTGTACCTGAAGGAGGTGGAGGAAAGGCGCTAAAACTCCAGCCTGAGAAATAGTTGGAATCAGCCCCAACTGTAACTTCCGCCGCGCTCGAATGGCTGGCAGAAAAAAGTGCTGTAAGCGCCAAAATCCACCCGGAAGCACGGATCGCACAAGGTTTATTTACGGATTTTAAATATTCCATAGTAACTCTCTATTCAACATGAGCCAGAACAAATTGCCAAGTTTTGCAGCATACATCATCAGCAAATATAAATAGATAGGCCTTTAGAGCGGCCCAATGTTGAATTTGCGTTTATTGACTTTTGGGGAGACTATCTATGCGCAGTATCAGCAGTTACCCTTTTTAGCTTGGCCTGGAGGGCAGCCATGGGGGTGAGGTTTTTTTCCAGGGCCGTTGTCGTAGTAGCCATCACCGTAAACCGCGCAGCCGCTAAGCATCAACGCGACCGCAGCAAGGGACAGAATTTTTTTCATGGGGGACCTCTTTTGTTAAGAGGTGCAGTCTAAAAGACTGGTACATGAATGCTGTAAATCATTGTTCTCCCTCAACCCTACAGGCCTGATCACCCGCATCACCATTCAGGCGGCGCTCGGTGTTCACCTGGTCGCACAGCGCGGCTACTTCGGCGTCTCGCTGTTTAAGAGCGCCTCCGAGTTCCGCGACCACTCCGACGCCTTCCACAAGCTGGCGGTCGAGGGCTGAGGCTTTATCTGCAAGATTGCGGCGGGCAGTGGCGTCGGCTTCGGCTTGCGCGCGATAAGTGGCGGCTCTGCTGTCGGCGCTGAGCTGCAGCCTGTGAGCGCGCTCAAGCTCAGAGCGCACATCAACAGCAATGCCCGTCTTGAGGCTGGCCAGCTTGTCAGCGTTGTAGATCGTGTCTTTTGCATGCTTACTCTCCAGTTGGGCAGTGTTGGATTCATCGGCTCTGGCGGCTTCGGCGCGGCTGGCTACGCCCTGGGCCTGCTCGGTTTTGCACTCGGCCACTTTGGATGCGCCACGCCAGCCGTTGACCATCCAGCCAGCAACCAGCCCCAACGCGAAGATGACCAGGACAATGAGGGCTTTGATTTGTGCGGTCATGCTGGCCACTCCGGTAAATCGACGGTCTGCCCCGCCAAAGCGTGCGTACAGTCGCCCAGGAACTGGATACGGCCATCCGTCACAAACGAATGACACACTGCGGGAGGAGCACCATCCTTGCCCGCGTCTGCCCCTGGATACGTGACTAGCACCGATGGGGTGAACGTCGGCTTCTCAAGGGAGCCATTCCAGCCCCAATTTGGGCCGAAGTCGCTGCCATGCTGCACCGCATGAGAGGCATTACAGCCAGGACAGTGGAAGCGCAATAGCTCCTCGTTTTGCTTGACTACTGGTTTCATAGCCCCTCCAGACACAAGGCGCGCTCAGCTTGGCGGCGGTTCTGCAGGCCCTGCACATACTTTCCACCAGCGTTTGACCAGTTGGGCGCACCAGAAGGTGTGTGGGCGATCAGGTTGCAGCCCTGCTCTACCCGGCCAGAATTGATGTTTTGGACGGCCTGGGAGCCGCAAGCGCCCTCCTTGCCCACGTTGATGGCGAACATGGTCAGCCCGATCAGGCGCTTGGCCGTCAGGTAGTCCCAGTTGGCACACCCCAGCACGGCAAAGCCATACTCCAGCAGCGTTGCCTTGTTCACTGCCCGGCACTGGTCATCAGTGAGCTTGTCGCCTACCTTGGCGTTCCAGTCAGTACGGCCAGCGCAGTAGGTAGGGATGCCATGCGCCAGGTTGTCCGCGTACACCTGTTTGATGTTGCCCTCCCAGCGCTCCAAGGTGGTGTACGCCAGGGGGCTGGTCAGCGCGGCCAGCAGAGCTGCAGGGATCGCCCCCTTGCGCGCCAGCGAAGCCGGAATGCTCGGCTCTTTTGGAATCAATGCATCTGTCATAGTTCATCCCATCCCGTACCAAACTTGTGCTGCATGCGCGCTTCCATCTCGCGCGCCTCTCGCCGGTCTTTGCGCCAGGACCAATACTGGCTACAGGCCCAACCCAGAACACCGATCAGCAAGCCGCCGATCACACCCCACTCGGACACCGTGAGCCCGCTCACAAATGCCCCTGTTGCCCCGCCATAGGCTGCGGCCTTGCCCGCGACAATCGCGCCGTTTTCTGCACCATTGCTCATGCGCGCCCCTCTCAGAAATGAAAAAACCCGCCGAAGCGGGTCTGTCTTGTGTGTTGCAGGTCAAAGCGCCTGGGCGTAACCAAAGAGCAGCTCTAGATCAGCCTCGCTCAGCCCCAGACCAGCAGCCAACATCAGCATGGTTGGGCTATCCGATTCAATGGCTGCTGATCCGTCCCAGTCCACCTTGGCCCGGTAGCGCGCGTCCTCGTCAGGAATGGCACCGATCATTGCGTCGATCTGATCGCCTTTGATGCCCTTTAAGTCAAACAACGCTAATAGGGCCTGCCGCTTGGTGACTGTGATCCGGGCAGCATCCTTTGCTGCCTGCTCTGCAGCCAAGCGGTCGGCCTCGATCTGATCCAACTCGGCCTGAGTCAGCTTGACCACCTTCCATTGTTGGAGCCAGCCGTCCGGCGTGTCCTTGGGCGCTGTTTCGACGGCTTTGTGGGTAGCAGGGTTGTGCGCTGGCTTCTCTGCTGGAATAACGGCAACGAATGGCTCGCGTGGTGCAAATGGCTCTGCCCAGGTCACCTGAGTGCCAGCTTGCAAAAAGTACGAACGTACGTCGCCCTCATGCAGACCGAAGTCGCCCGTTTCTGTGTTGTAGTACATGTTGATCCTTAGTTGATGGCGCTGCCTAGACGCGTGCCGTTGGCGATCCATGTCACATAGCTGCTGCCGTCTACATAGGCGCCCGCTACTCCGCCAGCCTTCCCAGGTGTCCAGCTGCCGTTATAGCCACCCGTGCCTGTGAATGATCCAGGGTCGCCATTGGCGCCCGCTTGGCCAAAGAGCCCGGGGAGCCCGCTGGCGCCACCGTATGCGACGCCCGTTCCTGATCCGGATCGTTCTGTACTTCCGGTCGTGCCAGGGTATTTCGCGTTGTTACTAACTACAGTGACGGGGCCTGATGTGGAGAACCCCTGACCAGGCCCCCCGATCCCGCCTGTCCCATTGGCGTAGTAGGTATTGGGGTCGTATGTCAGCCACACAGAACCATCGCCACCATCCCCTCCTTTACCACCTCCGCCGAAGATGGTCCCAGCGCTGTTGTCAATGGCAATACGTGTACGGGTGTAGATACCTGTTCCACTATTGATGACGCCTCCAATCCGACCGCGATTGATGATGGTGAGCAGGTAGTCTGGGATGTTCGCCACAGTCAGAGTTGCTACATCCACACCCGCATTCACGGTGCAGTAGAGCTGCTCGTATCCAATCCAACCCGCAGAAATAGCAAGAGCCCGAATGTCCGGGCTCCTGACGCTGGCCGCGATGGTGATGTACACCGGGCCTTTTATGAGTGGTGGTCTGTACGCCATATCAGTAGTTCGGCAGGTAGGAGCCCAGCCAGAAGCCTGGCGCGCCGCCGGATTGAGCAATTCGAAACTGAAATAGATGAATCTTGCCGATTTGAAGACTCTGTGGCGCCATTCCTCCAACCCATTTCACATTTGCAGGCCAAGCAATCGATCCGGATGACAAATAAACCTCTAATTCGAATAGCATGCAATCAGCTGGACGATTTACAAATGAAAAGGTAAGTGCACCATAAACAGTATCGGCAAAATACGAACTCTTAGATAAATCGCACACCCCCCCTGGAGTTAAGATAGCGAGTGGGGATTGAGTTAGTTGTGCTGCATTTGCCATATTTATCCCTCGTATTCAATGCTAATAAACACACTCTTGCTGTAAACATCGGAGCTATTGCTCGTGGTGTCAATATGTAAATTGGACGGATCAACAAGAGCCAGGATTGTCTGATTTGCGGCCACAGAACTATTGACCGGGACAACAACCTGGTAGATGCCTGCGCTCCTTACAACTCCAGAAATGGAGATGATTTTTGTAGCATCCAATCCATGGGCAGTTGAGACACGGCCATTTGCTCCGGCGGGTGACGTTAGGCTAAAAGTCTTACGCTTTATGACCCTGCCATCTCCAAAAGATGCTCCGGCATTGAAGCTCTGAGAAGCAGTCCAGATATTGGCGGTTCCGATAGCGGGCTGTGCAGCAGTGAATGCTGTCAGACCAGAAACTCGCATCCAGTCACCAGATACGGAGTCGTACTGCAAAACGATCTGGAAGCCAACAACATTCATAATGAAGTTTTCAGCATCTCCGCAGATTGTCTTGCCGTTGCGCTGGATCACAGGCGTCAACGTGCCAGAGACATTAGCTGCCGCCACAACCATACCGTGCCATGGAGCAGCAGGAAGCAGCAGCACTGAGGTGCTGGAAGTCATCCGATACAAGCCACGGTCCGCCGCATTCGTACTGCCCGCAGGGCATGGCAAGACCGTGAAATCGTTGCGGCTCACCTCGCCCCAGTAGGCAGAACCCAGAGTCGGCGTCTGGCTTGCGACGTTGGCCAGGTTCAGCTTGAGATACCACAGACGGCCCAGGTGGGTGACCGTGGCAGGCACGTTCAAAGCTCCAGAGAGCGTAGACCACTCTCCTTTGTAGTTCGCGGCTGCAAAAGCACCATTCGCTGCTGTTTGGACATCGACAAGACGAGCAGCTGCTGTCTCGGCGGCGGTGTTCGAGTCGGACGCACGCTGGTTGGAATACTCGGCATTGGTCTTAGCGGAATCGGCCACGGCCTTTACATCTGCACCCCACGGAGGCATGTTTCCCGTGAAGTTCTCGGCAGTCACGTTGTACGTGGCCTCGTCCATGTTGTTGTTCGGGACGGTGCCAAGGTCCCGGATGGCTGGTACTGGAACGATTGGCATTAGACAACCCCCTTTACATTCACTGTTATTGATGTGCTCAACGTGGTGTGCGGCTGCCAGCCGATGCTGATGAAGCCCACCGTTGCGAGATAGCGGTACTTACCAATGGAGCTGGCATAGACCGAGACAGGCGTGTCCTTGAGCCGCTCAATGAGCGAGAACAGCCGATTGGCGTCCTCTGCGTCGATGATCACGGGCAGGGACAGGTTCACCGCTGAGCCCCGGGGCACAACACGGAAAGTGCCGTCCTCGAAGTCCTTGCGGTAGCTGTAGTTCTGGATCTCGGCATTGGCCCCATACTGGGTGCCTGATGGCATTCCGACACTTGTCATGCCGAAAGCCGTCCAAGTTCCTATCGACATCCAGCCGATCCCCACCGGTTGGGTTGGGTCCGCCGTCACCGTCACCGTGATGACCGTTGACGACTTGCTGGGGATACTCTCGATGCGAAAGGACTTGATCGCCGTCCGCTCTCCAAAGAAGTAGTTCCACCAGCCGACACGCGGCAAGTTCAATCCGGTGTCCACAGGAGTGATGAGGTTTGGCCCACCCTCCCCCTCGGTTACGCTGATCTGCAAGCGTTTTCCGGTGATCCCGTGGAGGGCCAAACCAGTGATAAACGGAACCTTCAGGACATAGGTCAGTGATCCCTTGCGGTTGACCTGGGTCGTCTGGACATAGGAGTCAAATGGCGCCCACCGGTTTGAGGGCCGGACATCCTGCCAACTGTTTGGGTCTTGGTCTGGCGGGATGTTGAGATTGGGCGGCATGACCGCGCATCGAAAGACGCGTTGGCCGTACACCCTTTCATTGCCGACGGCGACAGCTGCGCCTGCCGTCCAGGCCACCTCCCCAGCTGCCGTATCGACAGCGGGGATAGACCCGGCCAGCATCGAGCTGTCCCCAATCTGCTTGGGGACTAACACGTACATAGGGAACCCTTTAGTTCATGGTGGCTACGCGCATGGCGTTGCCGCCTTCCGTCACCTGGCTGATGTCACTACTGGTGCGACGGCCATACTCCGCGCCAGCTGCCGTGTTGGCGTTGATGGCTTGAAGCTCGGCGCGCAAGGCCCTGACCTCCTGCACCAGCTCCGCATTGCCGCCCCCCTGGGTATTCAATGCAGCCATCAGCGCCCGGTTGTCGGCTGCTGGGATGATCCGCTCACCCTGGTGAATGTTGGCTGTCATGTCGTAAGGCACGTAGTTCGTACCCACGGCAAACGAGCCCTTCTTCAGCCAGGCCTGCTTTTGCTCATCCCAGTAGTAAGACTCCAGACCATACTGCTTGCCACCCAGCCAATAGCCGTCATAGACAGACTGACCAGATTTCAGGCGCTCCCACTGCTCTTCAGACAAGGAGGCGTTCTTGCTCACCCCGCTCTTGTCGTACTCACCAGGACGGGCCCCAATGGAGCCATCCGAGTAGAGTGCACGACCATCCTTGTCGTAGCCGTAGATGCTTGTGCCCGAGGAAGAACCAGTGACCGTTCCTCCCAGCGTTCCACCACCTGTGTAAGTAGGCGGCTTCGAGCCTCCGGTCAGACCTGCCTTTTCAGCCTCTTCCTTGCGGATGCGCTCTTGCTCCTTAGGGTCTAGCAGCTTGTACAGGGCATTCACCGCTTCCGTTACCGAAAGCGTTGCATTCACCTGCTCTTTGCCGTAGTCCTGCCAGAACTTGAGCGTGTCATCGAGGCGCTTGATCTGGTCGGTCGCCAGGTCGATCTGCTTTTGGGCGTCCGACTTGGCAAGACCAGCGAAATCACCGAGTTCGGACAACTGCCCCGCCAACACCTTCTTGTCATAGTCAAGCCCCGCCTGAGTGGCGTAGTTGTCCATAACGAGGCCACCGGTAGCAGCTTCAATGGCAGACTTGGTCGCGTCGTAGTCAGACAGTCCCAGACCCTTGCGGGCATTGGCAACAGCTTGCTCGATGAACACCATGCCCTGGGCGGCATTCCATGACGAAATGTCGTCCGTAGAGCCACGCAGGTTCTTGGCGGCATCCGTGACAAGCGTCCAATAGCTGGATGCCTTGGACTGAGCATCCTTGGCGTCTGCAGAGAACTGGTTCCAGTACTCCTTTTCACGGGAGATGGCTGCTTCCAGGTTCTTCAAGGCCAAGTCTTGCGCCGCCTTTTGAGCAGCAGCCAGTTTCTCGGCCATATCGTCAGCAGCTTGCTTCGCCTCTGCATCCTTCTTGGACTTGTCCTCAGCCGCCCACACTTCGACCTGCAGACGCACAAGTTCAGGGTCCTTGTACTTCTCCAGTTCACGAAGCTGCTTGTCTCGTTCAAGGCGGGTAGCACCCTCTTCGTCGCCCTTTGCGCGCATGAGTTGCACGTTCAGGTCTTCCTTGAGGCCAGCAATGTTCTCGGCAGAGCTGTAGATCAGATCGAACACATCGGCCATCTGCAGCAGGGACGCATAGAGCTTCTGGCCCGCCTCCGTGGTTACATCAATGGAGTTGATGTAATCCCGGAACGCCTCGCGGCTCGCTGGCATAGTCTCCACGCCAAGCTTCTTCAACTGCTCATCGAGCAGGCGCGTTTGATTCGCCACCTTCTCTTGATCCGTGAAGAACTTGTCGTAGTAGTTGCTTGTGGCGGCTAGGAACTTGTCCGCGCCTCCAAAAACATCTATCAGGTTGGACGCCATGTCCGCACCCTCAAGACCCACGGTGTACAGCGTGTCACCCACTGCCTTGAACCACTCGTTTGTTAAGGTGATCGATGTAGACAGTCGGGCAAGCGCTTCAAGCTGGGTTTCCCCCGCATGTGTGTACTCTTCGGTGGTCAACACCAATCCGCCCATCTGCTCGGCGATCTTCTGGAACTCCTCCTGCAGTTTCTTGGTGGCCTCTTCTTCGCTCAGGCCCTTGAGGTTGACTTTGATCTTGGCGGTAAATCCATCCAAAGCCGACCCACCCAGGCCAACTGCATCAGCCATCGTGCGAATGGACTCATTCATCGCCAGAAACTGATCGCCCAGACCCTTGCGCATTTCTTCGGGCAAATCTTCGTATGTCGTCTTGCTAGACCTGAAAAGACCTCCCTTGTAGTACTTGAAGAGGCGCCCCTCGAAGCCAGTGTCTCCACCGAACTCGCCTTCCACGCCGGATTCCTTGAGCTTGCGACCGAACAGACGATTGATCGCGCCGCCAGCCAAGCCACCCAATAGCGCTCCAACCGGGCCACCCAAAATTGCACCGATGGCGGTTCCCGCATTGATGGTTCCATTTCCAGAGCCGCCATTTAGGGAGTAGCCACCACCAATCAATCGACCGCCATATATGCCACCCAAAGCCCCTGCGCCATACGCTGCTGCTGCTCCGACTCCCGATGCAAAGCCGCCCACTTGAATAGGCCCCTGAGAGATCATCCCCCCCGAGCCACTAATCCAGTTCATGCCGCTTTGCACGTAGCCCGCGACCTGACCAGATAAGGCGTTGAAGCCGCCAGTAATGGCAGAGAAGATGTCCTTGCCCATGGAGAGCATGCTCATTACCCCGTTTCCACCACCGGCAACCTGCATTGCGGCACTTCCGGCACCGCCACCAGTTAGACCCAAGAAGGACCCAACCAACTGCACCACAAAGGGCTTGGCGAACATCGCATAGATTTCCTTCGCAACCAGCGTGTAGAACGAGGTCTTGAGCGACTTGCAGAACGATTCCCACCCAGACTTGCCGTTGTTCATCATGTCGGCGAAGCCGGAAACAAAGATGTTTTCAACCTGGTCGATGGTGCTTTTCCACTCGTCAATGTAGGCCTTGCCAGCGACGTTTGCAGCCTTCTGGGCGTAGATTCTTTCTACTTCAGCCTCCGCTTCTGCGCGTGCTTTGCGGGCCTCGGCTGGAGTTCCCATGTAGGTAGCATTGCCAACCCGCTCTAGCTCTTTGGCCTTTTCAATCTGCAGGTCGTACAGCTGAATTGCGATCTGCCGTTGAGCATTGGATGCACCAATGAGAGACGCCTCCAATCGGAGGCGCTTTGTGTCATTCTCAGTGGTTGTACGAAGTTCATAGATCGCAAGCCTGAGCCGCGTTACTTCGTCATACTGCCTTGCATAAGCCTTACTGACTTCATCCTGAGCGGCTACCTGTTCCTTGTAGAGCTCAACGTCACGTTTGGTCTGCTCTTTGGCTTGCTCTTGCGCTTTCCAAATTGCAATGCGCGCTCGTAGATCGGCTTCATGGGAGGCTGTGATCTTGAGCTTTCCAGACGCCAATTCGGCGTTTAGTTTGACCTCAGCCTTTTGGGCTTCATTCAATCGGCCCGCGTAGCGCAGCTCTTCATTGTTGGCGTCGATCTTTCCTTGAATCCCGGCAACCAAGTTGTTGTAGGCATGGATTTCCTTCTCCAAGGCTGTCTCTGCCGACTTGCTTGCAGAAGCAGCCTCGCGCTTGGATTTGGCTTCTTCCTTGCCTGCAGTCGAAGAGTCCCACGTAGCCTTGGCAAGCGCTGTGACCTGCTCAAGGTATGACTTTTCACTGATAGTTCCCAGCGCTTTCGCCTCTTGCAACGTCTTCAGAGTGGTGAAGTAGTCCTTATTTACTCCAGCTGCCTTCGCCCTTACGTCCATCAGCGCTTGCTCAGACTTGCGCTGCGCATCGGCGTAGGCAGCAAAGCTATCACCTCGGGTGCGCGTACCAGTTCGCCCGGTCGGGTCAACATCCTTCCCAGTCTCCAACGCAACCATATGCGCCTTAGCCTCAGTAAGTTTGGTGATCAGATCCTGGGTGCGACCAATTGCCGCCTGCAAGAAGAGGTTGTTGGGGTTCTTGGCAAGCTGCGCTTCCAAGCGGGCCAGCTCTGCCTTGGCATCACCAAGCTTCCCATTCATGGTGGTTGTCGTATCTGACACCAACAGAAAGAAGTCAGACAGGTTTTTGGCCTTCGCCAACCGGTCCATCTCGCCGGAAGCCTCATCCATGGTGCGCGACAGGTACTGCATGCCTGAAGCAAGCGCGCCAGTCGCCCCAGTCGCTTGGTCAAACGATCCAACCAGGCGGGTGAGGCTGTTTGCGACGTTTGTAGAGGCCTGCTCAACCGTCACGGTCATTTGGCTGAAGTCACGCTCAACCGAAGAGGCCGACTTCTTCAGTGCCTCTACCACTGCCTCAGCAGACAGCTTGCCTTCCGAGCCCAGTTTGCGAAGCTCACCAACCGAAACGCCCATACCCTGAGCGATTGCCATAGCCAGGCGAGGCGTCTGCTCCATTACGGAGTTCAACTCTTCGCCACGCAGAGTGCCAGAAGCAAAGCCTTGGGAGAGTTGAACCAGTGCTGCCTGGGCGGCCTGAGCGGAACCACCGCTAACCGTCACCGCCTGACTGATGGTCTGAGTGATGGCCAGCATGTCCTTCTGAGAGACATTCAGCTCCTTTGTGGCTCGGGCCATCTGGGCGTAAGTGCCGACCAGTTCCACGTAGTTGACCCGCGAGCTTTGGGCCGACTTGAAAAGCTCAGCCTGCACGGTTTGCAGTTCAGCGCTAGAGTTGGTGACCAGCTTCAGCTTGGATGCAACGTTCGTGCTGGCATCTGCCATCTTGATGAACTCGCCAACAGTGGCGGAAACACCAATGATCGCCAAGCCACGGGCAAGCACACCAGTTACTGATGCAAGGTTTGCAGTGGCAGAGGCAGATTTAGCAAGGGCATCTTGCTCTGCCTTAAGACCGGAGATCCGGTCCCCCATCGCCTTGGCGATCTCCTGCGCGCCAGTGCTCATCCCTCTCTGTGCTGCGCGGTAAGCCTCCATCTCTCCGCGCGTCATACGCAGGGAGTTGGCCTCCTCGATCAGCTTGCGGATGTGCTTCTCTTCCTCGACTGTGAGGCCAGAGATAGCGCGAGCCAGGCTGGCCGTATCAGTCACAGCTTCACGCGCGGCTGTGCCAGATGCTTTCAGACCAGTAGCCGCCTTCTGCGCAGCCTCGCCGGTCTTCTTTAGGCCGTCGCCAGCGCCAATACCAAGGTCAGCAAGGGACTTCGCTACACGCTTGCTCTCAGTGGCAATGCCTGCCATCGATTGCTCAACCTTGGGGCCTTGCTTGGACAGCTCGTCAAGCTTCTTGATGCCCTTGTCGATCCCATCGGTTTGTAGGGCTAGGCCAATCGGTTCAATGTCTGCCATATGGGCTCCAGAAATGCAAAAGGCCCACGCATCGCGTGAGCCCATGCCCCAAATAGGGGTTTGCTTTGCTTACAATAATTCCGCTTGACGTTAGTAACGCATTGCGTTATTATTCTTTCATGGCTATTCAATCATTTAAGTGCGCCGACACCCAAGACTTGTTTAGCCTTCAGCGTGTGAGCCGCTGGGCCAACCTGGAGAGTGTTGCCCTACGCAAGCTGCGTATGCTGCACGCTGCTGCGGTGTTGATGGACATGCGAGTCCCACCAGGCAATCGACTAGAAACTTTGCAAGGGGATCGTGTAGGACAACACAGCATCCGCATCAACGACCAGTGGCGCATCTGCTTCATTTGGACGCCAGAAGGCCCTGCAGACGTTGAAATCGTCGATTACCACTGACGCCCAGGCGTCTTTTGAAGAAGCACAGGAGTGTGGATTATGACCAAGCAGCTTACCCTCCCAACCCCTGGCGAAATCCTTGCCACGGAGTTTCTGGAGCCCATGGGACTTACGCAATATCGCCTAGCCCTAGCCATCCATGTGCCGCAAACTCGTATTGGGGCCATCATCAAGCATGGCCGAGCGATAACTGCAGATACCGCCCTTCGCCTATCCCGCGTATTTGGGACAAGCGTTGAGTTTTGGCTAAATCTTCAAAGCCAATATGACGCAGACACGACCAGAATCGCTCTAGGCGATGAGCTTGCGTCTATTGAACCTTTTGCAGAAACTGCTTGATTCAGGCTGCAAGAGTTGCAGCCTGTTACTTGGTCACTTTCGGCGCGAACTCCCTAATGGTGGCCAGCGCCTCAGCCTCAACGACCATCATCGCTTCGTGGAGCTCGTTCCAGGCCGCTGAATCAAGCTCCAGCTTGTCCATCAGCGGATACATCGCCTCCCAGCGGAGCCCGAGCGGCGCCCCACCCATCGACGGATAGACCCACCTGGTGCCGATCAACCTAGCGAGCTCTAGCGCGGACTCGTTGTCCGGCCATACCTCGATGATTTCGGTTTCGTAATCTTCCAGCGCCCATCCCTCAGCTTGGGCCTCTGCCGCTGTGACAGGAGGCTCAAAGAGGGAACGAGCGATAGCCTTTAGTTTCCCAGTTGGCCTGTGAAGAGTGCTGCGTCGTATTTGCTCAGGATCTTGGCCAGCGAGCCGCCGCACTGGTCTTCCAGAACAATCAGGCTGTCCACGTTGAAATCATCCTCCAGGTTCCAGCCGGTGATTGCACCCGCTACGATCTCCGCAGCCTGGCGCATGCCGTCTTTGACCATATCTTCAAAGGAGAAGTCGGCCTTCTGTGCTGGCTTGTCTGCATCCTCGGAAGTCTTGCGCTGAGCGTCTCGGATTGCGGCCCATTCGCTCTTGCGCTGAGCCTTGGCGGTCAGGTTGATGTCAAACTCGTCGCCATCCAGGTTCTTGACAGTCACAGACAGAGGGAAAGTGGGCGATTTGCCAGCCATCATCTTCAGGCTGGTAACGGGTACAGATTTTTGCTTTGCCATAGTATTTTCTTTCGCGGAAATGTAATGCCCGTGCGCACCCCAGCCGTCCCCGCGAAAGGAACGAACCGGGATGCGTCGGTGCTATTTGTGGGCTTATGCCCAAATGGAGTTAGGCGGCGTAGCGCGTAGACAGGTTCTGTGCGTTGAAGGTGCCCTTCACAACTACGGCCTGGCCTTCAGTGAGGGTTTCTTCTTCGTTGAAGGCGACCTTTGCAGGGATCAGCGACAGTGCGCCAGTCTTTGCGCGGCGGCGGACGATGGTGTCAGCATTCGTCTCAGACAGCAGCTTGAGCGCGTCGTAAGCAGGAGAGCCGATCATGTCGGCGTCCATTTCGAACGTGCGCTGAACGGCATTGAAGCCGTCGTTCAGAACGAATTCCACATCCGACTCAATGAACTTGACGTTCACCGTCTTGGCATCGCCGCCGCTGGTGTTGTGGTTCATGGTGCGGTCCAGGTCAACCCATGTAGTTGCCTTGCGCACCGTACCGCCACCTTGACCAGGCGTATACCAGTCGGTGTTGGTTGTGTTTGCACCCTCCAGGACGAAGGTGTCTGCAGCAACAGACTTCACGCGATAGGCGCGATAGTTCAGTCGCCCCCACGAAGAGAGAAGGAGAACGATGTCGCCATTGGCAAAACCGTGGGCAACAGAGCTGACAACAGCCTCGGCAGCATTGGAGATGCCTGTGATCGTCTTGGCGACGGAGAGAACAGTGGCGACCGAATGAATGGTGCCAGTGGGAGTACGGGCCATTTTGAGCCTTTCAGAAAAGAAAAATCCCCTTTCGGGGCTGATTTCTGCGAGGCACCTGGCTTGCGAGTCCGTTGGGAGAGGCAATGCCGCGAGGCAGGGTTAGAGAAATAGTTAGTGGGAGGCGGCTTCTAGCCATTTCTCCCACGCCGAGATAGCGCCCTTAGCAAGGCGGATCAAGGTTCGATGGAGTTCTTGTGTTGCGGCGTTCATTTGAGCAAGCACTCCTTAATTGCTTTCGCTTCAACTTCTGTCAGTAACGTACCGCAATCAGGACAACGGTAGAAATGATCCTCGAAGGTCACCACCATCTCCACCGATTCATGCCGACACGGATACGGCAAACCGACAAGAACGCCAAGACGCCGCCCTCCAAGTCCCGTTACATACATGTACTGATTCATGAGTGCTCCAAGCAGAAAAGCCACCCGGAGGTGGCTAGCGTTTCAATGAGGCTGGTTCAGACGGGGAAGGCCCGCCAGTAGATGGAGACAGGAATAGCCCAGCGCCCCTCATCTGGTGCACCGGAGCCGATAGAAGCAGTCTTGTTCAGCTCAATGCGGAAGCCTGCGCCCGGGATGATCTGTGGCGGCTTGAAGTGGTCGGCCAGCTGTTCGCACATGGCGTCTGCCTGTTGTCGCCCTTTACCCTCTGGGTATCGGACTGTCACCTGCAAGATTCCACGCTTTTCAACCAACGTCCCTTCAATTCCCAGGTCAACAGGCGAGTTGATCAAGTGATAGCAGGCCTGATAAGGTCCGTCAGGCGGCTTGAATGGCACATTCTCGAAAGCTGTTGGCAGCACACCAGGCATAGCAAGTAGCTTTTGCTCCAGCAGTGCCTTGATCTCAGTTAGCTTCATTTCGCAGCCTCCACAGCGCGCTTGACGGCCTGAGCGAAGTCTTGAACGGTCAAACGGACCATGCCGCTGGGCGCTTGTTGGGACCAACCGTTTTCCAAGCGCTTCGCGTAAGGGAGCGAATTGCTCAGGAAGATCGTCTGCCCCGGGCGCCAAGTCTCCAAGACAACTCTGGCTCGTCCTAAAGCATCACTATTGGGCGCAGCACTGGTATCTGGATTAATCGAGCCGATGCCGCATTGCCAGTTGAATCGAAAGCGCCCAGTGTCAACCGGCGATTTGTCCATCATCTCAGCCTGTAGCCCGATTGCAGTATCGCGAACCAATTGCTCCACCTTGTCGCCAGCCGCCTTGCAGTACTTGGCTAGATCATCAGCAAAGCTCATGAATCCCTCACTATGCAGTCATGGAGCACCACAACACCAGCAGGAGACACGGGCCGGTTTTTCACTACCTGCAGAACATCGCCGCCAACAGTCAATGAGTCACCGGCCTGCGGCTCGAAGCTGACATCAGGAGCGATCAAGGCGCGGCGGTCGCCGATCCGGATCAGCTCCCCGTAAATCTGGCGGTTGTCGAACTCCAGCAGGGCGACAGTGCATGGTGACTGTAGCTCTGTAGGATCAGTCGGGCCCGTTTCTGGGTCATAGCCACCAGGCGTATAGCGTGAAAGCGCCCCGTCTTGCCCAAAACGATCCAGAAGCCGCTTGGCAGTGGCCGCTGGACGGGAGTAGTCGAACTTGGTCATGTCCTACTCCGATTCGTAACAGTGAAGCATGTGATACATAGCACCAATCAGCTCCAAGCGAGTTGTGGTCTGAACAGATGACGACCACATTCGCGTGCAGTGATCCGGCTCAATACCAACGCAGGCAAATGCCTTGATCTCGCCAGATTCAACTGCAGCACGAAGTCCATCCAGAACCGCGAGTGCATCAGCCTTATCTTGCGTAGGCTGGACAAGTGACAGAACATTGCTTCTCATCACGCCCTCACCAACTTGACCTGCCCCGCCCCGCTAGTCGTCATTCCACGCATCAAGGCATCAATCACGCCGAAGCGTTTCTGTCCGCCGTTTGCTGGTTGTGCGTACTTGGTGGTGATCGGCCCCACTGATTCTTCGGTGACTGCCTGGGCGTCCACATCGGAGAACAGTGAGCCATCTGAAGCACGAAGCGCCGCCTCGCAGGTAGCATGCTTCACCGCATCAGCGACAGGATCGAGGAACTCGGGCCGGATGCTGTACATCGTCACGACATATTGAGTGCCACGGCGCAAAGCGATTTCTTGTTTCGCCACCTCAGCAGGCCAGTCGTAGCCCATGCGCTCCATGTAGCCCTGAGCCTCTGCGAGCGTCACCAGCGAGTCATAGCCTTCTTCTGGAGCGACTACCAACATGGTTTACTCCTGTGGCTGCGCAGGCTTGCGACCGCGCTTGCCAGCTGGCTCCTGTGGCTGCGCAGGCGTGATGGACAGAGCACGAAGCTCGTCAGTCGGCCAGGCTTCATCAAACTCGATGCCGCGTTCTTGCAGCTCTGCGATCAGGGCCGCGTGCTGCTCAGCTTCCGGCAATTTGCCTTCGTCGGCGGGCTTGAATCGCTCATCAATGATCTTGAAGCCCTGGGCGCGCAGCTCTGCTTTGCGTTCAGGCGACACGGGATGCGGCTCGTATGCAATCTTCTCAGTCATGGTTTCTCCAAAGAGAAAGGGGCCGTAGCCCCATTCATTTACTTGGCTGCGTCGCCGATGGTGATGACGCCAGCAGAAGCCTTGATGCTGTTCGCAACCAAATCCCAGTTGGATCCAGTAGCCAACTCAACATCGGTTGGCGACTTGCCGCCGTTGGCCGTATCCCAGGTGTAGCCCTTCAAGCTCAGGCCGAACGTGTAGTCAGCCTGCATCGTGGTCTCGATGCGGTTCTTGCCGTTGTTGGTCTGGATGTTGGTGATCAGATCGGAGCCATCCGATACAACCCCAGCACCACTCACCAGCGACAGCACTTTCACCTTGTCTGGCGTGCCAGCCGTGAACAGCGCAGGCGCATCGGTCACGATGACCGCCTTGCCCAGGATGTCCACGATGGTCACACCACTGAAGGTGAACAGCTTCTCGGCGTTGGCCAGGTTTTGGCCGATCAGCCTGTGATACATCGCACCGGTCATGACCTGGGCAATGATTCGAGCCGACGCATCGCCGAACTTCGCATGTGCTGTGTTGATCGCGCTATAGGTTACGCCTGCAGTCGCCGACACATCATTGGTTGCACCGGCCTGATTGGCGATGGCAGCTACCAGTGCTGCGATGGCCGTATTCAGCTGGTCGGCCATGATGGCCTCGGACAGGTTGCGCGAGATCACCTCCAGGGCTTCCTCGGGCGACTTTTGCACCCAGGACAGCTGGCCCGGCTCCCACAGGATGGGGCCAAAGCCGCCTGCGATCTTCACCGTGTCGTACTGCTTCTGAGACAGCGGCGTAGCCGACTGCGCGCCGTTGGCAGCGTAGCGATCCACGCGACGCTGTGCGCTGTGGATGCCAGCCCAGAACGATTCCTGCAGGAAGTCGCCGTCAATGCCCTGGGTGGTCAGCTGGATGGAGCCAGCGGATGCGGCGTTGAATTTGGCAACGTCTTGGGCCAGGGTTTCAATGGTTGCGGCCTTCAGGTACTCGTTGAAGACCTTCATATCGGACAGTGCCATGGGATACCTTTCTGCGCGTTATGCGCCAGATGTCAATTGCTTGATTGCGGCAACACGGTCGGCCTTGGAGCCACCGAAGTTGCCTTTTTGTTGTCCACCGCCACCCTGCGAACCTTGAGCGCCGGAGCCAGAAGCCCCAGACCCCTTGAGGATGTGATCCTTGCCCGGGTACTGATTGACCAGCATTTCCAGCGCTTCATCAAAACCGGCTAGCTCGCCCGGATTCGCTGCGCTGTATAGCTTGTTGCCGTTGGCGTCCTTGGCAACCACCTTCCCCTCCTCAATGCCGAATGCCTTTCCGAAGTAGGCCTGCACCAGGTCAGGAGGAATCGCCAGCTTGTCCAGGGCGAACTTAGAACGTGCAAAGCTGCCGCCGATCATCTCGGCGTAGAGCTGCTGCTCCAGCTTCGATGATTGGCCTTTGGCCTCGTCCAGTTGGGTCTGGAACGCCTTGCCGATCTCGGTCTTCACCTTCTCGATTTCACCGGCATCCACCAGCTTTTTTGCATCGAGATTGGCGACAAGTTGCAGGGCCTTGAGCGCTTCGGCTGGGTCAGAGATGCCTTCAAAGCCCTTCAAAGACTTCTCAGCAGTCTCGGCCCGTTCGCGGTGTGATTTGGCCTCAGCATTCAAGCGAGTGATCGTTTGCGTAGTGCCGACCACATCAAAGGCCAGCTCCGAGCCATCGTCTTTTACGTAGACGGGCTTACCGTCCTGCACGACTACATGGCCTTGGTCATCAGTTTTCAGTTTCATAGGGTGACTAGGCCATCCGGCCTTATTGGTTGAGGGTCATCCGACCCATGTGCGCCCGCCTCCATCCGGTTTTGGGCATGAAAAAGCCGCCGAGGATTGCTCCTAGACGGCTAGAAAAATTAAAGCCAGCTCGTTAGGCTGGCTTGGTTTACTTGACAGGCTTCGGCTTTGTTCGCCTGGGCTTGGGTTCTTTTGCGATTCGCGGAACAGGCGGAATCATGTCTATCGTGATGCCTTGCTTCCAGCAGTGCGGGCAGATGCATTTCTCGATAACAGTTCCTGGGACTATTCGTCCAGCCTTGATCGCATCACCGCTGCGGATGGTCATCGTCTGCCGACCTCCACACCTTGAGCACTGGAGCAAACCTTCTGGCCGTTCCATAGCTTTGACACGCTCAACCAATGCCGTTTTGGCATCTGGTGGAGTCGGAGGGACAAGGGATAGCGTAGGCTTTTGGGTCACAGGCGAATATTACACGCCCGCTCTCTCAAAAGCCTTTGCGTCTCTTTGCCGTAACTGCTCCAAGGTCAGATATGTGCCTTTGTCGGTGTACATGTCATCAAGACTGAGTCCTCCATCGCGCAACAGCTTGCCTCTCGTCGGTCCGAGCACCTCATCCTGGCGCGCAGCAGACTGCCGCTTGATCCACTCAGAGAACGGCGTGTCAGCCGGGACTTGCCCATCCATTGAGGCGCGCGTCCTGTTAGACAGCTCCAAATCAGGCAAATCAATGCCCAATTCCTTGTTGGACTTCAGCACTGGAACCGAAGCACTCCGACAGCACCAATGCAGCCGCCCAGGCCCGCCACCCCAAGGAATCTTGTGGTTGATTGGCTTGTGCGTGTCGGGCGTGTAGAGCTTGGAATCGCGAATTCGACACATTTCCGAGGTTCGCAAATCGAGGGTCGCCGACCATTTGAGCGCCTTGATTACGTCCGAATTCCTCTCATACACCGCATCATGCACCGATCCTGCAGTGTGGCTGAGTGCTGTTCGCACTACTGCAGCCACATCGCGGCGATCCTTTTGGATGAATCCATCAGCGTAGCCCTTGGCCTTCGTCCCTCTCATCTCACGGATGATCTGATCAGTCGTCTTGCCCTCTACAAATCCTTGGGCAATCACCTGACGGACCCGCTTCATCTTGGCCGCATCTAAATCACTCCACACCTGCCGCAATAGCGATCCCTGGAAAGGGCGCGCCATCGCCGCTGCATAGACCTGTGCGACATTGACCGACGCGACACTCACGCCGACCGGCAGGAAGCTGGTCAGCATCTGCTGCTGATATGCGACCTCGTAGGCCACGAACTGCTTCAGCTCCTCGGTCAAATCACGCTCGGCTATGTTGTAAGCCTGAGTGTTCATCGCCCGGATGCTCGAAAGCAGCGCCTCCAGACGATCCATGCTGAATCCTGAAGGGGACATTTCCGAAAGGAGAGCAGCCAGCTCTGCAGCAAGCCTTGCATCTGACCTATTCAGCACTGCCATGATCTTGGCCAAGACTCTGTTGCCGTACTTCTGCAACTCGGTGGCATGCCTTATGGCCTCATCCTGAAGAAAGTCGTTCACGCTGGACATTAGGCGTCACCTATTGCGCCCAGCGCAGGCCCCTCCGCCTCGACACTAGACAATTCCAGTTTCACATCAAGATCAGGTGCAAGCACACCTCGGCGCTGCAGCTCTTTGAGCCCTGTTTCCTTCGAGATCAGCCCGGCCTGGACCATTGCAACAATCAGCTGTGCTGATGCGTCGCTGAGCGTCGCGGCCCCAAAGTCCTTGAAAAGGGATACGGAACCACCTTCACCAGCGCCAATCCAATCTGCAGTGAACTGCAAGCAGCGATCCAGCACATCCTCAAAGTCCTCAGTGAGGCTCTGCAGACTGGACTTGTTGGCCTCTGCATCGTTACTGGCCTCCGTTGCCGTGCGCTGTCCAGGCTTGGCCACCAACAACTCAGCACCGGTCTGGATCATCTGATCCTCCAGCGCCTCCAACTCGGTGCGGCCTACAGTCACAGACTCTGCAGAACCTTGTATCACCTCGGCCTTGGCATCCTTATCCCCGAATCTCAGCGCATACGCTGCTCCAGCTGATGGGGTTTGCAGTTCGCCCTCGTCTACGCCGGTGAACACCAGCAGACGTTTGCGGGCGAAGCGCACTGAATCATCCTGATCCGATTGCTGCTGCCAGTGCTTGACGTTCAGGTAAGCCAAATCCTTGAGCGGTGGCCTGCCCTCGGTTGGGCCGATCTGTCCAGCCACAAGCAAGGCGAATGGGATGTAGCTCAGGGTCGTTGTGCCAGTACTCTCGATCTCCCAGCCACTGGAAGTCTCCTTATGCACCTCCCAAGAGCCAGGGCGAAGTACCCGGACTCGCTTGACCTGCTGGCTGCCGTAATCTCCGTCTTCTTCATCCGAGATTTCCAGCAAGCGAACCATCACCAGTTCTAGGCCGTTTTGCCCCTTCTTGTAACGAACACCCAGGATCTGGTTGTGCTTGTATTGCACCCAGTACGGGCGAGCGCCCATGGCCTTTTCGTCAGCCTGAGTTCGGTTCTCTCCGTCGGTCTTGGTGAAGTCAACCAAGACACCTCCAAAGCCATGGCTCACGAGCTCTCGAAACACCTTCGATGCAAAAGAGTGCAGCGAAGCGCCGTTGTCATCGATGTTGGGCAGATAGTCCTGAACTTGGACCGGAACATTCTTGCCGACTGTGATTTCCTTGGAAAACGGCTTGCCAGCCATTACTGCCAGAGTGCGCTCAAATGCTGGGAACAGGGTCGATGTACTCAGTCGGTACTGGTAATCCGCATCATCCTCTCTGGGTTGTTGCGGGAGATACTTCTTTGCCTTGCGCATTGCCGGAGTTCCCCCCAGCAGAGCGTCAATGACAGCCCAATCCTCGACCATTCGAGCAATCGGCGCGTCCAATTGGTTGACTTGAATAGCCATAAAAAAGCCGCCAAGGTTTCCCGGGCGGGTTCGTTTTAGTTGATGCTGAGTTACCAGCGGAATGCTTCTACCTTGGCGGCTCGTTTCACAATCGGCCACTTGTTGGCAATCACATATCCCGCAGCGTCGATAACGTGATCCACGCCGCTCGATTTGTCCGGCACGCCGTTCTTGTCGTAGGCCTGCTGCTCCAACGCATCGGTCAGCTTGGGACATCGGGCGGTGTTGACCAGGTAGCGCCGTTCGCCCTCTCCATTCAGGATCAGGGCATTCACCGCGTTCACTCGGTCCACCACTGCGGGGTTGGTTGAGTTCACCCGCACCGTAAGGTCATGCGCCTTCAGAATGCTCAAGTCCGACTCGGTCGCGTTCTTGCTGCTCGCGTTTTGTCCGGAGGCATCAGGAAACACCTGAACAGCGTGGCCCTTGGCCTTGTACCGCTCGTTGAACAGCTTCGCCATGTAGGGCGTATCGCGCCCGTCCGTAATCTCATCCACCGCCACCGGCCAGCCATCGCGCAGCACATAGACCACTGCGGCCATCGCCAGGCGGTTGAAGTCCATCCCGATCAGGAGAGGCTCACCGGCTTGCAGCGATGCATCGGAGTGGTTCAGGCGGCGGTCAAAGTCTGGGTAGACACTGCCCGCCGTCAGGTTCGTGAACTGACCGCGCAGATAGGCATCAATCAGCTGCTTGGGGTAGCTCTCATAGAGCGACTGGATGTAGTCGTCTGGCAAGTTGGCCGCGTTGTCGAACGTGCTGGCCTGGACCATTCCATAGAGCTTGCCTAGTGCTGCGCGCTCTTGCGGCTGCTTGTGGAACCGCTGATAGACGAACTTGAAGCCCTCAGGCGTCGTCGTCACATCGATCCCGTTTTTCAGCCCGTCCACCTTGTAGCGCATCCGGGCAATGATCTTATTCCAGGCCTGCTCAGCCTTGACCGCCTGCATCACATCCAGCTCATCGACCAGCGCATGGCCGATCTTGAAGCCCACAATGTTGGACGGCTTCTCCATTGACCGGCAGATGATCGTCGTCCGGTACTGCGAGCCGCTGAACAGGTGAACTTCCTTGTTCGCCTCCTTGATGTCAGCCTTCAGGCCCCAGTCAAACGCGACTTCGTCAATCGTCGGAAAGAAGATGTCCCGGATCTGCGGATAGGTCGGCGCAAAGTAGCCCTGATTGACCTTGGGCCACTCCCAGGCATTGCGGCACGTTGAAGCGCATCCGGCCCAGGTCTTGCCCGAGCCGAACCCAGCGACGTATGCGCGGTATTTATGAGGCAGCTCCAGGAACCGAGCCTGCGGAATGTTCAGGCTCGGCATGCTTTCTTGCGTCCTTTACTATCACATCGATCTTTACTGGAACGGGTTGGGCGTTCTCGCCCTCTCCGCCCTCGTCCGGCTTGTCGCGCCATTTCTGAGGCTGTCGGTTCTTTAACCAGAAGATCGCAGCCGTCGTGTCTGGTGGGTAGTGCTTGACCATTGGAGTGATGACAATCTCGCCGTTTACCGCCCGAATGTCATCCTCAGGGTGCTCATACCCGATTGCCCGGTGAAACAGCTTCGCTGCCACCTCAGCATCGACCAGATCCTTGCCCCCCTTTAGGGACTCCGAAAACTCGGGATGGGCGGTCTTCCATAGGTTGAAGGTGCTCTCAGCCACGCCAAAAAACGAGGCCATTTCCTTGTCTGTCATACCGAGCATGCAGAGCTTCTTCGCTTGGCCTGCATACTCTGGCTTGTACTTGCTTGGCCGCCCAATAGCCATCGGCTCGGCCTTCTTTGGCTTTGCCATAGGCTCTCCATACATCTGGAGCGCCATTAGTTAGCGCATCCACAATTGTCAAAAAGTGTCAATCATCACATATGATTGATTCTGATCAGTATGATCAGTTCTGACGAAGTAACGTCATTTATTACTAAATCATCAATTAATAGTTACTGACATGGCAAATTTCACTGATACCTTGAACGACCTAATGTCCCTCGATGGCGCGCAATGCGCTGCAGTTGTGGACTACAACAGCGGCATGACACTTGCGAGCGCTGGCTCTGGTGTGGACATGGAACTGGCCGCCGCTGGCAACACCGAAGTGGTGCGGGCCAAGATGAAGACCATGAAGGCCCTGGGCCTGAACGAGAACATCGATGACATCCTGATCACTCTGGGCAAGCAGTACCACATCATTCGCCCATCCGAAAAGATCCAAGGACTTTTCCTGTATTACGTGCTGGATAACAAGCGTGCAAACCTTGCGCTGGCCCGCCGCAAAGTGGCAGATGTTGAGTCCACGATGACCATGTAAAAGCTGAACAGCTTGATGGATAGAACGGGCTATAAGCCCGTTTTCTTTTATCGGGTCGCAGGGGATAGGCTCCAAGTGTGTAGGTCGCGTGTGCGGAAAGCCTGCCCTGCGGTAATCAATCCAGGTTGTAGTACCGATCTTCGCCAGTCAGCATGAGCATTTCACGAGCTTCACTACGCTGGAGACCTTGATAGTCCTGCTCGAAGTTCACGAAGGCGATGCCCTCATGCTCTGTGGCAGCCTGATGCTGTTTTGACCATCCGGCCCTGCATGCAAGCAACCGAGCCTCTGCCTCACCCAACTCAGGGCACAGCCACAGGGCTATCTTTCGTCTTAGGCTCATCGCATAGCCCTCCGTCCAACGTCGTGCCACTGAACGGTGCCGCCAACCCGTACACAGAAGATCTGTTTTGGCTTGATGTTCTGAATCTGCTGAGACTCCACCACATCGATTTCAGCCTGCACCTTGTCCATAAAATTGCTGGAAACCAGATCATTCAGCGCGGCCTCCAATTCACGGGCAGCCTTGCTAGCTCGCTCCATCTTCTCCATTAGGTTGTCTGGTATCAGGCTCATGGCTTCACCCCCATTGCAATCAAGTCCCGCTCATTCAACAGGACGTATCGACGCTGCAGGTTTTCTTCCTCGTCGCCAACACTGCACCAGCCAGAGGCCGGGGCCTTTACGCACTTGAAGGTGGCAATCACACCATCTGCACTTGCATAGGTGACTTGCTGCACATCGTCACCGCATCGGCTGGCATACTCGCCTGCCTTGAACTGGTGGCGATTGGGGAAGGTCAGCACTAGACTCAGGCCCAGCGCCTTGCCGAAAAATCGCTGCACAGTCCGGTTGATTGCCCGGTGAACAATGTCTTCCAGCTTGCGTGCCTGGATTCTTGCGCCCATCAGGGCATATCCGCGCTTCCGGATTGACGCCGCCGAAGTCATGACTGCCTCCCGTAGCAGTGGAACAAGCAGGGCTTGATGCCTCCGCCATAGATCGGGTGGATCGCATCGAAGTGGATAGTCTCCCGGTCAACTGATCCCTTGTGATTCAGGCGCAGTGGCTGCTTGGCAACCACCACCGCACCTGTCTCTGTGTTCACCATGAGCACCTGCTTGAGCTGCTCCTTGGTGTCGACATCAAATACCGTTGCGCGGTCAACATTGCGCGAGGTGTATTTCATCGCGCCTCCTGCCAAAAGAAAAGCCAGCACTTGGCTGGCCTTGGAGTAGGTTGCCCGACGGATGTACCTACCGGGTCGTGATCAATAAAACTGCCTGATCAATGCGACATCTGTTCTTAGTAAAGTGTCACGATGTCATGGCTTTGCCATGTCACGCCCACATGTGAGCGCGCATTCAAGTTGTAGTTACCGGGGCCAGTGTTCGGCCAGCGCAGCTTCATCATCTCGGTCTGGTTGAACACTCCTCTCAATTGATAGTGATCGACATTTGTGCTGATTCTGTCGGCTGCAGACAGTCCTGCGTTGTACTCAGCAATGATATTTGCCAGGTTTTGCCGAGTGATGCAGGTGTGGAACCACACGTTTTGACCTAATGCGTTGCTAGTAGCTGTGGCGCCAAGAATTGCCTCATTACTGTGAACTTGCGGTGTTGTGAATCTTGCACCATTCCACACACCTGTGTAGACATACTTGCCAATCTCCGAGCCGCCTGAGCCTTCCCACTTCCCCTCTTCTCGATTGGCCCAAAGTTTGATTGTCAGGTTGAACCCTTTGTTCAGAGATGTATCAAGGAGAAAAACCGACCAGTAAGACTGAACGGCCTTATCTGATTCGCCACTCCAGTAGTTCATCGTATAGACAGTGCTCAGACACACTTGCGCTGAAGGCGACAAGGACCAATTGTTTGTGATGTTGTTGACATCTCCACCGAAGGCAGCGTCAATCTTGGTATCAGTGTTCAACATGTCCAAGCCGACCTCATTTAGAGGATCGGCGCTTGAGCGATAGCTATTCAAGAAGTAAGCTGCCTTGCCATCACCCATTTGAAAGGCTGTGCTGCCATAGCCATTCACTTGACGCAGCACTTGATTGTTGGCGGTGAAGGGAATGCCTGCATTCGTGAAATCGTTCACATTCCAATTCGTGCTTGGGGTAAAGGTAGTCGCATCGGCATACCCGTGATTGAACAGAAAATAGCCCTTGGGTTGATGCGCCTTGCCAACTGTATTGTTGTACTCAGAGAGCGAACTACGATGCCAAATGGCAGACTGCGCATACGCAGATAGACCATTTACCGACAGCACCAGTACTGCAACATGTGCGATACCCTTTAAATATTTCATAATGATGTCTCTTCTCCAATTTCTGAGTTTTCAATCTTCCAAGATCACTCAATTGATAAATCTCGGTGGATAGGAAGCGGATATTTCGATGTTCCCCGCGTCTTTGAGGATACCTGCTCCACAGCGGAATTCAAGCTCAATCAAAGCCACAGGGAAGCACTCTCAATTAACCGACTTTAGTTAACCCAGGTGCAGAACATCACTTCGTTGTAGGTCATGCCAAACTGCCCCATCGGCAACGAGCGGAAGGTTGCAGAATCAACTGCATGTTCCGGCTGGATGCCAATGTTGGTCACCTTGTAGTTGGAGACATCCAAGGACATGTTCGCGATGTCATTGAGCTCCTCTACCACAGCCAAGTATGCGTAATACGCAGTGGTAGGCTGCCCGTTATGCGCCGCCAGTTCTGCCGCCGCTTTGGCTTGATACTCAGGAATTTTGTCGGATCCCATCTGCCGGTAGGCAGTGATGAGATTGCGCAGATTTTGCTGTGTGATGGTCCCTACGCGGATCCTTGCCTGGCTATTGAGATCACCTGTGCTCTTCGAATCCCCATAGTTGTCCACAAAAGTCGAGTGGCCAAGGTCCGCTCCCGCATATGGCATCAGGTAGGCCAGTGAACCATCAGGGTTGTAGATCGGGGCAAATCCTGTGTACTCGCCAACGATTCGACCTGGGCGTGAGTCCCAGTCGTTGATCATCAATGTGATGCTTCGATTGATGGACTTGTCATAGATGATCAGTGTGATGTACGAGTATGCACAGTAATCAGGCAAGCCAGAATAGAAATACCCGAACGTCTGACGATACCGGAAGTGAAAATCCTTCGTACCCTCCCAGTTGAAGACCTGATTGCGAGGCTCATCACCGAACGACATGCTGTTGTAGAACTGATTCTGGACCAGCTTTGTCTCGAAGCCGTTTTGCCAAAAGGACAGAATCCCGTCCCCGATAGAACAACCAGTTGTACCTGGCACATCCGGCACCGACTTGGCTTGATATGTACTAGTGGGCGGGTGACCTGAATAAGTGTATGGGCTCATGTTCCAGCCCGAATATGGAGTCAGGTCGTTAGGGCCCGATCCGTTGTCCCACATATGGAGCTTATTGGGCGCAGATCCACCTGGGAGATGATTGGAGATGGGGCCCTGCAGATCCACTGCAGAAGACATGTGTTCAATTACTTGTGTTGGCATTAGAGCGCTCTTTCTTACTGGTTAAAGAGAAAGGCGCTCCTGGGCGCTCTGCGTAGGGGTGCTCGACCCTCAAGGAATTTAGAGTCCCACAACGAGGACACTTGATCTCAAGCTGCTGAAAGACTCCAACAGCCAATTTGCGCTTGCAGTTCGCGCATCTGACTTCTTGCATGTGCGGCATAGTCCATAATGGCCCTCACCTAGCTAGGTGGCAGGGTCTTAGGTCAATGCCGTGTGCACTCACGGCGGAGGCGTTTGTCTGGGTGTTAGCGCACCTTTTCATTCGCCCTGTCTTTTTTCGAGCTCGGAAGCTCAACGCAAAAAGCCCGCTGGAGCGACCTAGCGGGCTTTGTTGTTTGCGATGCTGGGATTCGAACCCAGGCAGACCGACGCAGTGGCTCTAGTCGCCCCGTCAATCCTCTTGATCTAGTCACCCTTCAACCTCTCGGGCACATCGCGTAATTCGTTCACAGAACGACAAGATCGCCCGCAAGCCGCTGCTTGGCGGAGAAGTAGGCTCGTGAGGCCTCCTGTGGGCACTTGAATACTCCAATCCGGTGTATCTTGCCTTTCCACCATATTTGCGCCCGATACCTGCTGCCGTACTGACTCACCCCAAGATATCCGCTTTTGTTGCGCCTGTTTGGGCGTCGTCGATTGTGCTGATTTTCAGACAAAGAAACGACTCGCAGATTTGACCAGCGATTGTCAGACTTATCACCGTTGATGTGGTCAACCTCGAACTCATCACCTGGAAGAACATCTGTCATGTAGAGCACCGCCATACGCTGAGCGTACTGTTGGCTGCCCAATACCGAAAAGCGTACATAGCCTGCGCTCGTCAAAGCAACTGATATCGCTCCACCCTTATGGCGAGTAAATATGCCAGTTTCTGGATCGTAAGTGCCCCAGGCCCGCAACTGATCACCTGAAATCCGACGAGTCATAGGGCACCTCAAAAAGTTAAAGAGCCCTTTCGATCTACCCGCACGGGCAAGGGCTGTCGTTCGCTCTGCAAGCACCCCGTGAGCTTGGGGAAGGAGATGCCACTCCATCAAACCACTCTGGAGTGGGCCGCGCTTGCTGCAGCTGGAAATGAAAAAAGGAGCCGAAGCTCCTAAGTACATTTTGATGAAGAAGACTGTCAACCCCACGGCAACTTGCGCCCCAGAGCATCAAGAGCTTCCTGCCGCTCGTCTTCAACTTTTCTGAGCATGCCAAGCTCAGCAACCTCCGCATCAGCTGCTCCGGCCATTTCCGTCTTTTCAGCAACTACATCTAGTTCTGATTCCTGGATCAGCAATGTGCGGCTCCAAACCTCGCGAGTTGAATGTTCCATACAAACCTCCGGCCTGGCACTGGGAGCAAGGATTTACTCCCACGCCTTCACAGTACGCTCGTTTCCGACAATAAACCGGATGTAAGTGACTTATTACCCATCCACGAAGCACACATGGTCAAAAAAGAAAGCTCCACACTAGACAGGGCTTGGATCTGGAGTTCTAACTAAAGCAAATCCTTTTTTGGCAAAGGTTGCAGCGGCCTCCAATCAACATTCACTAGGTTTTTGTCTACTGGTGCGGCTGGCCTGCCAAGCCATGCAGACCCATCATCTGCAACAGCGATATAGACCACCGGCTTATCTGGCGCATAACTTAGCGCCTGTAGAGAAACAAATTTCCTATCTTGTGCCATGCATGACTCCTGTTGAGAAGAGTCACTTCTAACACATTCCATCTGATCTACCCACCACCCGAGGCGCACGCCAGGGAGAAAGTGTGATGGGCAGATGGGATGACTCGGGCTGCTGGTGACGGTTCCAGCGACTACCTCAGCCGTGCACAGCCAAGTTCGTCCGTCTATAAACAACCAGGCTACCCACCTCCCGAAGCAGTGGTTACTGGCACCTTTCTTCATCACAACTGCTGACTGTGGCCCGCCAGGATCTCCCTGACTGTGTTGCTGCTGGGGCGGGTGCAGTGCTACCAGCGCCAACCACCCTCTAGAAGGATGTCAATCAGCATGTGTGATGGCCCTGATCTCTCAGGGCGCGGCTTCCCATCGTGGGCCTGCCATGTTTCTATGGGATGTTTCTTCTGAATCTTGGGAGGCCTAAGCACAGCCCAAACTGATTCATGATCAAACTAACGCAGTACGAACGTTACCACAGATAGAGGCAAAGCACAAGCATTTAACGCAACAGCTTGAACATTCGCCCGCAATGGGCTGAACGGCAGGCCCTCACATGGTCAATCAGCGCCTGGGTGGTCTTGCAGACAGGCTCCTTTCGGAACTTCTCGCCTTTGCACTTGGGGCATGTGTGCTCCTTTTCCTTCCTGACCACAACCCCAGCCCCTTGGCAGACCCTGCAACGAGGATCAAGCAACCACTCGACCGCCGCAACAATGGCATCCGTCCCGCCTGCCAATCCCTTGCTCTCCATGTGGTGCAGCAGCGCGGCATACACCCGGGTCATATCCTCCTTGGTCGGCTTGGAGATCAGGCGCAGGTAGTGGGCAGCCATATTGCGGGCGCTCATGCCACTGGCCTTGATCACATCGACCTGACCAATCTTGTGGGGCTCGTCTGCCAGGCAAGAGGCCAGCGATGCGGATAGGTAGCGTTCTTCAATCATCAGGCTCTCTCTTTCTTCAATTCGTTGGTCTTTGCTCTGTACTCGTTGCGGAGGGCTGTCAATTGATCCATGTCGTAATGCTTGGCTGGGTGCGGGCCGTTGAGCCAGTCAACTAGCTCTTGTCCCTCAATCTCTGCCAGGTTCGCCTCAAAGCTCGCCGCTACGGTGTATCCCTTGCGGGCGTACTTCCCTGAGCCCGCGTTGCAAGACTTGCATTGCAACCAGATATTCAAGGGCTCAAGAGCTAGTTCTGGATATGCTCCCTTGCTCTTGAAGTGGCCTCCATCCCAGTAGCCTCCAGGACGCCATGGGCCGGACTCCACCTCTTCACGAGAACGCTTGCAGCTAATGCAGCCCCGACCCTTAGCCAACTCTTCTAGACGGCGGAAGGCTTGGATTGCTACCTTCGCCTCTGCCAGCACCTCATTGCGGGTCTTCAACGCTCCCTTGCGGCGCTTGGTTTCGGCTCGCTCTACCTTTGCTGCAGCCCGGGCGCGCTTGGCTTCCTCTCGCTCCTTCTTGGCGGCTTGAGCCTCTGCCCACGGCTCGATGCAGTCGGGGTGGATGCGCTGGCCTGTTTCAAGCTTGGCTTTGCAGTGGGGGCAGCGGGTTCGCTTGAACGTCAAGTCACCACCTCCATCACGGCAACGCCAGCTGCGTAGGCCTGCCGCACCATATCGGCAGTTCCATTTCCACCCGGGAAGGCAACCAATCCATCAATGCCACACGCGACCATCTCAGAATTGCGAATTGGCCCAGCTCGCCGACCATGCTTATTCCAGGCCGCAGGAAATGCCCGAATCTGAACGCCTTGGACAATAGCCCATGCAGCAGCCAAAGAGTCGGCCCCTGATGCGTCACCATGCACAAGCAGCGTCACTGGACGCTTTGAATGCACGCGATCCAAAGTGCTAAACACTCGCTCACGGTCTTGGTAGTCTCGTCCGCCACAGACGCACAGCACAAAGCTAGTCATCCCAACCCTCCATTGCTTTGAACTGCACTCCATGGGTCGCGCCAAAGGCGTAGAGCCATTCAATGAAAGCAGCGCCAAGCTTTTTGGTAAAACCGCGAGACTGCGTGCCCAACACCACGATTTCTTTATGCAGTCCGCGCCCCATACGCAGGTCGCCGAACTTCGCCCATTCGTCTGCCAACTCTTCTTGTGTCTCAATCTTGAAAGCTGAGATCAAGATGCGCTTTGCATCGTCTGGATCGGACAAGTCGCCGCCTATGTGTGCCGCGATCTGCGCAATCAGCCCGTGGTAGTGCCGGTTCTGCGCATCGCTGCGCTTCTCTGGCCGAATCTCTAGGGTGAGACGGCGTCCGTCCTTGATCCAGCCCTTGACCACCGTCCAGGCATGCAGGATTGCGATGTGGGCTTGGTTGGTCTCCCACAGGGAAAGGCTGATGCGCTCAGTCATCGCGCACCTCCAGTCAGCCAGTCTTGGTACGCATCTGCCGGGGTGTATCCCAGGCCGACGAACCCGCGCAGCGCCGACACCAGGGCGCAGTGCCAGATGCCGTTGCTCTTGATCAGTTTTGGCTTCATGCGATCTCCTTCACTGGTACTGGCGCCCATTGCAGGGTTTCGTCTTCGCCGTCGTTGTCTCGGATAGGGCGGAGCTGCGCATCTCTGATTACGTTGTTCTCGAACCCTGCGATATTGGGAAGCATTGTGTCGGTCTCCCATGTGTCACAAAGACCAAATCCATTCCACCTTTTTCCTCCCGGAACAAGCCGTATACAGCGAACAATTTTTCCCTCGTTGCCAGCAAAACTCTTGATGACAATCGCCAAATCTCCAGGTTTGCAGTTCATCCCCTCACCCCTTCCTGTTTGCACTTTCCACAGCCCATGCACCCTGCTTTGCCAGCCGCCTGATTTCCGCCTCCGAGTGGCCGAATTCCAGCCACCTGGCCAGAATCTCCCGGCACCGCTGAACCTTGGCATCTCGACCGATCAGCAGAACCCGCTGCGTGCACTGGATTGCTCTTGCTCCACACCACAGGCACGCTGGGTTGAACATGGATCTCTTCGCCGGGTCGGCTTGGTGCTTTGAAATTGCTTGGCATTGGGCGCAGCTCATTCATGCCATTGCCTTTCCATACTTGCGGATGAACTTTCCAGCGAAGCAGACCATGTAGCCCGCCTTCTCCTTGTGCTTGAACTCACAATTCCAATCGTCCGAAGTGCCAGAGACCAAGGAATTGACCTTCACAATGGCACCGCTTGGGAGCGTGTAGATTTGGTGCTGTTTGATCATTTCTGCTCCTTATTGCGGTTGCGATAGCTGTCCCAGGTGAACGGAATGACCGCCCCACCGTCTTCACGAAGGCGATCCATGACACGCTCTCCGAGGTATGCGGCCACCTCATGCTTGTTCAGGTTGGACAGGAAGATGGTTGGGCGGCGCTTCTCGTAGCGGTCGTTCAGCACGTCGAAAAGCATGTTCTTCTCGAAGTCCGAGCCGTACTGCACGCCCACCTCATCAAGGATCAGCAGATCAGGGGCTACCAGCGCCGCAATGGCCTGGGATTCGCTCTGCTCACTGCCCTTAGCCCAGGTGTCCTTGATTGACCGGATGGCGCGCATCACCGTGATGAACAGGACATCGGCCTTTTGAACCTGCATGGCTTTGCGGCCAATACCGATTGCAAGATGGGTCTTGCCGGTGCCGGGCTTGCCGATGAAAACTGCGCTACGGCCCGACTTCATGGTTTTCTCGATGTCGGCGGTGTAGTCCAGCGCAAAGTCCAATGCCTTGCGCTGGCCCTCGTTCTCTACCTCGAAGTTTTCCAAGGTGCGGTCATGGAAGCGCTCGGGGATACCAGCACGGCCAAGACGGGCGATGTGGTTGCTATGGGCAATCCGCGCATACATCGCCTCGCGTTCGCGCTTCTCCGCTTCTTCGCTCTCAGCACGGCAAGTTGGGCACATGGCAAAGCGGCCCGGGATCAGTTGCTTGGCCTGGTACTCGCCGTGCTTGTCGCAGTTGCGAGTTGCAAACACTGGCTCGCCAACTTGCGGGTTACGGGCGGCAAAGTCGTCGGCCCGGCGGATCAAAGATTCGATGGTTTGCATCACAGAGCCTCCACGCCAGAGCCGTAGTCCTTGGCATCAAAGTTTTCAGATTTCGGTGCTCGAGAACCACCAGAAGCAGGCGGTGGCAGGGCTGCAGCGAGCCATTCCAGCGGCTGCAACGGCTTGGCCTTCGCACAGTCACGCAGCTTGTCAATCAAGGCATCGTCACCATGCGCCTTGCGCAGTCCACCAAGGAAGGAGCGGGCCTGCTTTTCGGCAGTGCCAGCGTTGACCAGCATGGAGAGCCCGTAGCCAAAAATGATTTCAGCTGGATCAGTGATCTTTGGCGGCTTGCCGCCCGTAGCTTCAGCTACGGAATTAATAGAAGATGAAGAAGAAGATGAAGGGGAGGGTTCTTTTTGAACATCTTGGGGGGTTTCTAGGGGGGTTATTTCTCCAATGCTTGTCTTAGCTGGACGGCCACCTTTAACCCCGTGAGATGCCCCCTTCTTTCCATGCTCTGCCCCCTTGACGCCATTGGCAGCACGGATGTTCCGAAGCTCTTCATCGCGCACCATGCGACGGCTGAATATGATTCCATCCTCACTGCGGGAGAGAACACCAGCCTCCTCGATTTCACGCAGCAGCTTTGTCACAAGTGCAGGCGTCTCGCCAACGATGCGGGCCAGTTGCGCTGGCGTCATAGCCTTGCCATTGATGGACAGAAAACCATATCGCTCCGATTCGTGCGCAATGCACAGCAGCTCCATCCAAAGACCGCGCGCAGCCAAAGAGCAAGCCGCAAGGGCTGGATCTTTGCGCCAGTCAGCTGGATAGAACTGGAACGATGGGCGTTTTACTGTTGCCACTTTGGGGCTTGCCTCTATGGGTGGGAATTGATAAACTTGCGCTAATGCCATTTGAGTTGCTCACTTACTTGGTCAATGAAGCCCGCACGGTTGCCGCCGATGCGGGTTTTCTCTTTTCTTTCCTGCTTATTCATGGCGTGGACTCCAATTCGGCGACACGGCAAAGATGAAGTAACGCCCGTCCTTGCCTTCCAGAGTCACGAGCCCTTCGCTACGCAGGATTGCCAGTGCATTGCGGACCGTGTTTTCATTGGCGCCCAGGTGAAGCGCCAGACCCTTGCTGGTTTGCTTGCCATACAGGTAGAGGGCGGCAAGAACCCGATCAGCCATGGTCATTTGCTTAGGCTTGATAGGCGTTTTGCTGCAAGACTCATTGGTTTCTTTCTTGCCAAACAGTGCCTGCCAGATGTTCTTGAGGAAGTTCATTTAGATGCTCACCTTTCTGATGCGTTGGGTCTTGAGGGTTGATTCCAGGGCCTTAGCCCCGCTTTCGATGTAGTAGCCGTGGTATCGAGGGTTGCGGCCTACTGACTTGAGGATTCGAGGTGGTTTGAAGTGGGTAGCGATTGATTGCCTGGGAATTGAGAAGAGGTTGGTTTCCATAATTTCTGAGTAACTGAGAAGTACCGAGCTAGTGCATCCAGGAGAAACGGAAGAGTCGTGCAATGGGGGTCATCGCAACACCCTTTTCAAGCCTGTCTTCAAGCTCCAGGAGCATTCGCTTAGCAGCTTCTTCGAATGAAACGCCTTCGCTGAATGCTTTGTTTTTGATAGCGCGAATCTGTTGAGGAGTCGCGCCACTGAGATCCAGAGGCATAGGGAAAATGTGCATGTGATGTCTACATAGGCTTGGGTTGATGAAGTAGCGAAAACCGGGATCAGGCGGTGCACATAGCACCAAAAGACTTCCTGTCAAGCTGGCGGAACGAAATAGGATTTCGCTCATGCTCCATCTCATCAGCAAGCTTCAAGAGCGCATCTCGCAAGGCAACAGCAGTCGATCCACCGTTGGACAAGCGCTTAGCCAGTCGCAACAGCTTTTCCTCTTCCTCTTTGCTGCCTCTCAACATGCAAATAGGAACGCGGACAAGGTCGCGGTTTTCGTAGGCCATGGTGTGTTCTTCCTTTCTCTTAAAAAACACGAAGTTGAAATTGGGTTCGGTACTTGTGACTCAGACCAGCTGTGCCAGGTCTGTGTTTGTCACAGGCAGTGGGATATGGGTGCCTGCCCTTCCTTGAGCTATGCTGGGAGTTGCTACACATCCAGTAATCAGAGCCTTAAGGAGGGCAGACATGAAAGCGAAGAAGTTTTTCGAGGACAACATCAGCCGCCTTTCGCCGCAGGCAGATCCACTGAGCTGGAATCTGAATCACGGCCTAGTTGCGCTTGCACAGCAACAAGAGCAACTCGAAGCCACATTGCTTGCAATGAAGCGTCAGCTGCAAACAGTCGAGCAAGAGATTCGACGGTTGAAATCTCAGTAGCAGTCAAACCCAATTGCCATGAGGCATTGGTTGGCGTGGATGAGCGACGCTCCATCTCCGCTTCTGCACGGGCGGAGTCGATCAAGCCCTTCGTTTCAGCACTGGTGGTGATGCGAATTGCCTGTGCTCCACCGCTGATGCGGCTGTTTACTTGGCGCAGCTCCAGCAAAATCAGCACGAGCAGTTCTTTTTTAGACTTGCACATCAATTCCAGCCACTGCTTGTTGTCCATCGCTGGAATGACGCGCTCGCCAGGGTTGTTGTCTTGGGGGTCAACCATGGGCCACCTCCTTTTGCTTGGGGGTGAGCTCGGGCCAGATCAGCTGCCAGTCGTTGGGGCGGAGGTCTTGGCGAGTGACAGCGCCCTTGGTGGCGAGCTCAATCGAAACGCAGTGCCTAGGCGGCACGGGGCGCAGACCTTTGATCCACTGATTCACCGCTGCAGCTGTCACGCCAAGTTGGCGAGACAGAGCGGCTTGCCCCCCAGCGATTGCACAAGCAGACTGTAGTTGGTTCATGGCAAAACTTTAGCATTGCTAAGCAAAAATAGCAAGCCATGCTAAATATTTATTTCTATAGCATTGCTTTATGCTAAAAATTTGGACAGTTGAAGAAGAGGCCGAACACCTTCGCCAACGCTTTGCGGGGGTGAAAAAGGCCGCTTTTGCTCGCGACTTCAAGGTGCCGGGTGGAGCATCTATGCTGTCGCAGCACTTGAGCGGTCATCGGCCAATGAACTTGGCTGCGGCAACTGCTTATGCAAATGGATTTGATGTAAAGCTTGAGGAAATCAGCCCACGTCTTGCCATAGAAGTGAAAGCGGCTTCCACTGCCACTAGTGGAGCGGTAAGCATCACTTCACTTGCGCCCATCCCAGAGCCTGGCGCGCCTGGAGTCCAGATCCCCCTATTGGCCAATGCTGCGAGCATGGGTCCGGGAGCAGATGTTGAACATGACGATGTACTAATTGGCGCTATCACTGTCTCACCTGAGTGGCTGGACAAACGCATTCGACCAACAGCGTTCGACGCGCTTCGATTCATCCATGCATATGGCGACTCAATGTCGCCAACTTTTGAAGATGGAGACATCCTCTTGGTAGACACAGGCCGCCGAGATCCTTCTGTCGCAGATGGGGTTTACGTTCTCGCAACAAGCAAACGCCTGTTCATCAAGCGTGTCACCGAGAGATTTGATGGCAGCCGAATGGTCTCCAGCGACAATAAGAACGTAACTCTTGTGCAAGAGCTCAATGGAGACCATGAAATAAATGTTCTTGGGCGCGTGGTTTGGGTCTGGAATGGCAGGAAACTTTGATTTGCGAGGGGATATGAAGAAGGTTGCAATAGTTTTGGCTGCTATCACCGCTCTATTGGGATGTGCTGCTAACTACAATGGCGGCATCTCAATTGCTGAGCAAAAGAGGATTGAGGCTGAAGTGGAGGCGACAAGGAATGCTGCTGAAGCTAAGTTTCCACTTTATGTGCAGGCATGCAAAAATGAGTTCCCCGATGCTTGGGACACTCATAATGATGGCATCCAAAATCTCTCTGGACAGTATGCAGTAAACATAGCCATGATATCCAGGGGTCAAAAAATCGTTTGCTCAGTTGGGAGAGATTCGCTTCAGGTAGAGCGAGTTTTCACTGGAGCAAGGACACTGAATCTCAGTGAATACAAAGCGGAATTAGAAAAGAATCCAAAGACGCTCGCGAGGCCGGGAAATGAAGCATATATTGAGCCTGACCCGCCAGAGAATGACCCTCGCCTTTCATATAAGAATGTGAGAATTGGCGACTCAATAGCGCGCTTTAAATTTAAGATACCGCTCTATGCCTGTCGCGAGTCCGCTTGTTCGTTTCTCCAGTCGTCTTGCGAAAGCAGCTTCTCTTCTGCCCCTAGAGCCTCATCTGCAGAGTGCGCGCTAGGCACTTCTTATGGCGGGGCAACACCCAAATACGGGTATGCGACCTTCTCCGAGGGGAAACTTTCATCAGTTTCATTGACTATCAGCACTGACCAAATGGCCGTGCTCGACGCGACCCTTACACAAAAGTATGGGAAGCCGGTCAAGATTGACTCTACACCATTCATGAACAAGATGGGCAACAGCATTCCCAATGCAGAGAAGACGTGGATTGTTGAGGGCGAGAAATTGGTCCTGACTTACCGTTCGTCTGTGGTAGATGAGGGGAAAGTGGAAATATCAGGAAGAGTCGCAGATGCTCAACGGAAGGAAGATCTCGAGAAGCGGCTTAAAGCCAACACTAAAGACTTTTAATTGCCCTCCTCCAACAGCTGTAAGCTACCGTAAGGATTGAACCGATAGAATGTTGTTTTTTGTTACAGCAAGCCGTTGCACAACGGCTTAAGGAGACAACATGTATTTCATGGGAATTGTTTCGATCATCGGAGCTTTGGTTGGCGGCATCACTCTTGTTTTGGGGTTCATGGGTGCGAAGAGTGCTCCACAAGAGGCGGCGGCTGCTGCTATGGCAGTAGCTTTTGCTGTTGTGCCATATGTGATCTTTCGGGTACTGCAGCTTTCAAAGCAGATGAAGGACAGCGAGTCCATTCGGTACTCCCTCGATGCCATCAATCGCCGAGACGAAGCTAACCAGCGCACTCAGTAAATGCTCCCCACCCTCCGCATAGAGAAGATAGACCAAGGCGAGTACCACGGCAGGATCTTGGATGGTCGGGAGCTGCTTGGGGAGGTGTGGCAGTCCACCATTGCTGATGTGATTGGAGAGGCTGCCAGGCACTACCAACCAGCATCAAAGGCGTTCAATGTGTACTACGGGCCTGTGAGTGTGGGGACGACTCTACGAGAGGCCATGCTCTATGACGCTGAGACATTGGCTCAGAGGTTGGTACGGCTGGAGGGCACCGTAGTCCCTTAAAGCAAGAAAGCCCCTGCGGCTGGAGTATCGCAAGGGCTCTCAGGTGAATCGTTGATTTGCACTCAAGGACTCGGCCACAATGTTACAGCCTTCAAAAACTGGCTGCAAGCCCCAAAAACGCCCTCACCGCTCATGGCCTGGAAGAACAAAAATATCTGGAAAGTGTTCTTGAGCTGGCCCGGCTACATCAAGGCAGTGTTTGTTGCCTTTGTGCTGCTCTGGGTGGGGCTGTTCTGCGCGCTGAGGCTGGGGTGGTTTTGAGGGTGTTCACAATTGACCCGCCGTCAATGACGACCTACCTCAGTGAGAACACCCTCCTGTTACAGCTTTGCGAATTCATAAGAATCCATATCAACTGTGCTTCTCTAGGCCATTCCCATGCACACCCATAGAAAAAGACATGCAAGGTAGCCCATTGAGTGTGACCGCTAATCTGATAAAGAAGATTAGCGGAGTGGCATCGGCTTTAGGTCCTCACTGATCAGTTGCTTTCGTATGCCATCCATGACAACATAGGGCTGCATTAATGGATTCTCAAACCGGTATCTATATCGACGGCTTGTGCCAGTCCTTTGCAGTACCGGGCCCTTTATCTCTTCGCAAAAGGCGTTGAGGTGTTGAGCGAAAGCAGGTATCTCATAGTGCTTACCCATAATGCTGCAAAGCGGGGCGCGTACATCAACGGCTGCAAAAAACCCCAGCATGTCAACGTGAGCAAGAGCGCATGAAAGCAAGACCTGCTGGTACATGTTCTCTCGCGGGCTAGTGATCGCCTTGTGGTATGTGCCTATAATGCTTTGCTGTGCTTTTGAGAGGGCAGAGTCGATTGCAGTACGCACATCTGTAGCAATAACCTCCAACCGATTGGTTACTGCTGCACGTTGGGAAGCGTATAGCGCCAAGAGGTGAGTGTAATGTGGCAGCCCTTGCGAAAGTGCAACAATCCTTGACTTCGCTTCATCAGTGATTGTCATTTGACATTGGTTCAGGCCATTGTCAATGATTTTCTCCAGCTCTGGAGGCGACATTCTAGGCATCAAAATCTGAACAAGCGCGCGTTCTATCGAGCGATGCTCCTCGATAAGTGCATCTACAGAATCTGCAACACCAACGAGGATGATAGTCACATCCACTGCGTGGTCAGAGAGCGTTTTGATGGTGTCAGCCAAGAGCGCTGCGGCGTGGCTATCCACAAGTCTGTCAAGCTCGTCAATAACAATTACCGACTTTCCAATCTTGGAGAATAGATGTCTTACATCATCAGGAGTAACGTCTTCCGGTAGATATTGATCTAGAGATATTGTTTGATGCGTGCTAGTGGCATTAAAACCAATTGATAGCTTTGCCCCTTGCGTAACAGAGATCTCGCGGCAAACCTTCTTCCAGAGACCGGAAAAGTCCATGGTGTTGTCGCAATTAATTGATGCCGTTATCAAGCCTGACCCTTGACCAGCCAAAAGTCCCGTAATAACACGCGCGAGAGACGTTTTGCCCACCCCTCTCTCTCCATAAAGAAGAACGTGCTGACCCTTTTGGTTGACAGCATTCAATACGTCCTGTAGCTGAAGAATTCGGCCAGCGAACAATGACTGGTGATCAATGGGGGCGCTAGGGCTGAAGACTCTGGACAGCTCATCCATGCGCTTAATTGTCTCTATGTCAACTCCGCTCATGCTTCCTCCGTGGTGTTTCGATGCATCATTGTCGCACTATTTCAATTTTCCGCCAACTAAATTATGTTCTAGTCAACTAAACTATATTTTGGCCAACAGAGTGTTGCCGCGCTGTTGCGCGGCATCCTTGCTCCCTAAAGGTCGGCTTTTCTAGTGCGCTTTGCCACCCTCGAGGTGGCATTTTTTTGGCCGTGGTCTTACCATCCCCTGTCATGAACGCCACAGAACAGCTTGCTCCAGTCACTGCCACCAAGCGCATGGCAGAGATCCGTGCTGCATGGCGAATCGACGGAAGATTTGACCTGGCGGGACGCCCCATCTTTGCTGGCCTGTGGCATCCAGACAATGCAGAAAACCGTCACACACTCGAGACTATCGTAGAGGTTGGCAATGAGGTGTATGGGGCAGGATCGCATTGGCTAGAAGAGCGTGAAGCCTAGACACTCTGCATCAGCACCGCACAACAGCCTCCGGGCGGATTTTTGTTGCCTGACGCAAAAAAAACTGTACAAATCAACAGTGCTTTGGCACACTTTTCACTGTATATCCAACCAGTAAAGGAGTGTGTCATGGAAGCCATCATCAGCGTGCAACTGCAAGACTGCCCATCGAGCATTGAGTCACAACACCAGCGCCAGGCAGAGGCGCGATTCGAGCGCGAGCTGCGCAAGTCTTTTCCCAACGACGAGGCCCTGAAACGCGCATTCAAGCTGTTCAGCGATGCATCAGAGGGCGGAACCATCTCCAAGGCAGAAGAGAAGGTTGCCGCCACCTGGAAGAACGCCTACGACAAGGCGCGCCAGGCGGGCTTTCGAGACATCGCAGTTGAGGAGGCTTACTTTGAGGTGAAGGTGGGGTGAGCCATGGCGACGACCAAGGAAGAAATATTTGCCCAGATGAGGGCTCCCGATCTTGAGTTGCCAAAAATTCGAGATGTAGGCCTTGCCTACGCGACATGGCTATCAAAGGTTTACGACCTCTTGCCGCCTGAGCATCAAAAGAACGCCATTCTGCTGGGTGCTGTCGTCAATGCTCGTAGCTCTCGACTCATGCCAGTACTGAAGATGGACCAGATCGATGACTGGCTTGAGTACTGTGAGAAGGTGTATGGGAAGCGAGCTACTGCAGCTTAAAGCCCCGCCGGACTCCACAACGCCCACCCTCTGCGGTGGGTTTTTTCATGGGTGTGCTTCTTGCGGTCATGAGGAACTCTTCCAGTGTTAACCAAAAAAATTTAGCAAAGCTGTTGACTTATTAATTTAGCATTGCTAAAGTACACCCATCGCAGCAACAACCGCGAAACGACCGAAGGGGTAGCGATCCGGCCCCTGAACCGACTCGATGCAAGAGGAAGGTCTAGCTCCAGTGGAGCGCAGCTAGTTGCAGAACGCGATCAAGCCAATGACGAGAGCAGCGAAGGAATCCCGTAGCTGAGCAGCCGCCGAGGTCTGCGTCTCTTACCAGGCCGGGGGTGGAGGCAAGCAGTAGCTTTGGGCCGGGACATGAAGCTAGAAAACCAAAGCGCTCCATCGGGAGCGTTTCGTTTTTCTAAGGAGTAGCAATGCTAGATCACGGAGTACTGAATGTTCCGCTATCCAAGCGCGGGAACATCGACAACCAGATTGACCGCTACAAGCGTGAGCAGGCAATGGTGAAGCGCAACGAACTCGACGCGCGGAAGGCCGAATTCGACGCTAAGAAGACCAAGGCATTGGCGTTGATCGCCGAGCTATCTGACGAGCGCGCTAAGGAGTTAATGACCAAGCACAAGCTAACCCGCAAGCAGCTTGAAGCGGAACTTAAGTTCATCGCCCGAACGAACCCGGCTGGACTTCTGCGGCGCGGTATCTAACCCCCGGCGCTCCCCTCTGGGCGACATCAGAGGGAAATCAAAAGGCGATTCAGCGGAGTCGCCTTTTGCTTTTTACAAGGAGTGAGCATGCTGAACATCAATGAGGAAGACCTGAAGAGCGCGATTGTTGAGAAGGCTGCAGATGAACTGCTGAGGCACGACGAAGACCTGAGCGCTATGGTGAACAAAGAAGTGCAGCGCCGGATCGAGAAGATCTTTGTTGACCGCGCTGAAGCACAGATTTCTACCGCAGTGGATGCGGCTGTGCAGAAGGGCTTCGATGTTGAATACCAGCGCGTCAACAACTGGGGTCAGCCAGAAGGCGAAAAGACAACGATCCGCGCACAGCTGGATAAGCTGATCGGTGGCTACTGGACAACGAAGGTGGACTCGCGCACTGGCAAGCCGAGCGACAGCTACAACAGCACAACGCGGGCCGAATACTTGATGACGCAAATCTGCGCCGAGAACTTCTCGGAAGAAATGAAGAAACACGCGACCAACATTGCAGGGCATCTGAAGGATGGTCTCCGTGGCCAGCTGGCCAGCGTCATGGACAACATGCTGAATGACCTGTTCCGCGTCAAAAGCCTTCAGGACCAAGGCAAAGTCACCAAGCCCTACTAACCCCCCAAGCGCCCTACTCAGGGCGTGTTCAATTTATGCGCACAGGCGCGGAAGGATGATGATGGAAGTCCAAACAGCCCGAGTCGTAAAGATCCTGCCTACCAAGATCTGGATCGAGAGCGACTTCTGCGGTAGTAGGCATGTGATGCGGCAACACGAAGGGCATAAACCGGCCCAGTTGGCCACTGTGTACTACTGCTATGGCCATACAGACAACTCCTCCACTCGGAGCATGGCTGAAATGATCGCCAAGGCCCTGGGCGCGATTGATCCAATAGAACACCGAGCCCGAGAGTTCAACCCCAAGGCCGACACATAAGCGACCCAAAAGCATCATTTAAGATGACTTGATGCTTTGGGTACTCATATCCTCGAAAGAGGGGCATCATTTGAGCAATCTGTACTGCTGCAGCAGTAACGATAGACGTTGACTTTGTTGTGTCGAAAGCAACTCGGTCATCGAGACAGCAGGCCACTTACCCTGTTCGGCAGGTTGCCCAAATGATGGTGAATGCGCAGGCTGATGCGCTGCGGGTGGGCCTAAGGTGCTTGCGATCGCAACGACGAGGACGGTTCAACTCCGTCTTGCATCCGAAGCTAACGATGACGCGAGGAATGCCGGAGATCAGCACCGGCCACCATCTTCAATTACGGGCAAAAGCGAATGCCGCCTCTGGGTGCTACCGGGGGAGCGCACGGTGCAGCGAGTAGCCCGCCCTATTCATAGATGTTGCCAACCCAGGCAAATCTATTCACCAATCTATTCAGATTTCACGCAAGCCAATGATCTGCAAAGAAATCTGGCTTTGGCTATCTATTCACGAAACACACTCCAGCGCTACCACGCTGGATTCGCCACCTCCGGGTGGCTTTTTTATTTGGAGCGCGCGCATGTTGAATCCCCCGATCACACTCGTTCGCCATCACCTTGATGACGGCTTCCGCTGTGGCAACTACGCCAGCTGGTGGAGCGATGGATATGAGAGCCGCGCGGAGATGACCAGACACCATATCGGCAACTGCGCGCCATATTGGGTCTTGACCGAGCAGCACACCGACTCCGATGGGCGGCATTGGCACTCAGGCAATCGCTATTGCGTGATGGATGGCTTTGGATATCTGCAGGAGGTGACGCCATGAGCAATCACAGCATTCAGCGCTATCTGCCATGCACTCCTGACTACTCGACCCCGCTAACTCTTATCGAGACTCACCCAGACTTTGAGCTAACACCTCAGAGTGTGGAATGGGGGCTTGAGGCGATCAGCGGCAAAGAGTTAGACACCGCAAACGAGCTGCTGTGCGCCTTCATGGTCGAGCAGCACACGCCGCAGGCTATCGGGCTTGCAATGAAATTCGCCAACCACTATGCCGCCATTGTTAGGGCGCGATGGTACTCGGAGGCTGAAAAACTGATCGAGGGGATTGAAGATGACGAGTGAGAAGCCTAACGCACCCGCGTACTACATGGACGAGTACGACAACGTTGTAAGCGCGCCGCGAGAGCGTGTGCCAATACATGGAGTATCGCTGACTAACTCGCCAGCAGCATTGGCAAACCAGAGGCTGCTGCTGGACGCACTCAACACTCACCACGAGTGCGGCCTGAGCCCTTGGGAGCTACTGGAGGGGTATAGGGAGTTGCGGAGTGCGCTTACATGGATGACTCAACGCGCTGATGAAGGCGGTTATCCAGATGGGAGGTGCATGAAAGAATCCCGCGCCGCTCTCGCCAAACACAAGGAGGTGTGAGATGGAAGTGATCAACACAGGCGGCCCAGCTTTCGGCCAGGTTGTCGAACTGCGGTGCGTGCGAGTTGACCCATTTGGCGGCGAAGAGTACGAGCCAGCACTGGCACAAGGCGGCATGACCATGCGCGACTACTTTGCCAGCAAAGCACTGCAGGGGATGCTTGCAAACGCCGGTGGCCCAATCCAAGCGAACGGAATTAGTGGATGGGCGCTTGTCAATGCAACACATGATCAGGTCGCAGCAGAAGCTTACGCTTGGGCGAATGCAATGCTCAAAGCCCGGGAGGCCAAATGAAGCGCTACTCCATCTCGATCAACGACACCAAGCACGAAGGCCTGTTCGCCGACGACTGGCAGGCCTGGAGCTTCGTTCTCTCCCAAGACGACGGCCAACCAATGAAAGTGAGGGTCAAGCAGCTATGACCACCACCACCGAACGCAAAGCCCCCGACTTCATGCAGATCGTTGCTCGCGAAAAACTCGGAGAGAAAGCCAAAGACTGGCAGATATTCCGATGGGAGCGCATAGGCGACGGCAATGATTTTGTCGTGGGGTTTGGCCAAACACGCCTTAAGACCTCGGGCAAGAACAAGGGCGAAACTACATGGCGCGGAATCGATGGCCGTCAGCTGCCACACGGGAAAGTCGTGGTGACCGGCGCGGAGATGGACGCGGCACGCGCGAAATACGAAACTGACACCGGGCACTGTGGTGAATGCGGCGGCACCGGACAGGCTTGGTGTGGCTGGAGCGCTGCAGAGGGCACAAAGTACCGCACCTGCCACCGCTGCAATGGTACAGGTAAGGCCCAGGGCGACAGATCGCTGGAGCAGCTATGACGATTTCCACCCCAATGCTCACCATGCCCAGCCGCCCTCTTTGCCCACTGCCTGGGCAGAAGGCCAACCGCTACACCCCTGCGATAGCAACCGACATCCGCAAGACATTCGACAAGTACCGGCGCCTGATCGCGCTGCAGGAGAAGAAATGACGTTTTCAGTCAGCAACCTCTACCAAATCCCCAAACCGCCGCTCCTGGCGGTTTTTCTTTTGCTGCTGGCCCTGTGTCTGGGCGCCGTGGCTAGCTGAAAGCACCTATGCGCAAAGACCCAAGAACCAAGCAATTGCCTGGCCGCATAGAAGCGCTGCGCCTGGTAATCGGCCAAGGGGTGGCAAAGAGCAGCCCCGCGCTAAAGCACCTCGCCGGGTTGTATGTCCGTCACCAGCCTGTACGACGACCCCTGCTCGAAACCATCACCTTCTCCAGCGGCGTTGACCAACTGTCCACTGAGGAGCGCGCAGCACTGCCGTTTTAACCAAGGAAGCATCATGCAATTCACTAAGGCAACACGCAAGAAAGCCAAGCTACGGCTGGCACTGTCTGGGCCTAGCGGTTCCGGAAAAACATATAGCGCCCTACTGCTCGCAAAGGGGCTGGGGGGAAGAATCGCAGTCATTGACACAGAGCGCGACAGCGCTTCACTCTACAGCAATCTGCTGGAGTTTGATGCCCTCAATTTGACCGCGCCGTATACGCCAGAGCGATATATTGAAGCGATCAAGGCAGCAGAGCAAGCCGGCTATGACACGCTGATTATTGACAGCCTGTCGCACGAATGGTCCGGCGTGGGCGGGTGTTTGGAGTTGGTAGATGACATTGCCAAATCTAAGTACCGAGGCAATTCGTGGAGTGCTTGGAACGATGTGACACCACGCCACCGCGCACTGCTGGACGCGATCCTGCAAAGCCCCATGCACATCATCGCTACGACCCGGGCTAAAACAGAAACAGCCCAAGTGGAGGAAAACGGGCGCAAGAAAGTCGCCAAGCTCGGGATGAAGGCTGAGCAGCGTGAGGGTTTGGAGTACGAATTCACCGTGGCTCTGGACTTGGTGCATGACGGGCACTTCGCCACGGCCAGCAAAGACCGAACAGGCATTTTCGCCGACAAGGATCCGCACCCGGTTACCGAGGAAACCGGGCGAATCTTGCTTGACTGGCTTGATAGCGGAGAGCAGCAGCCGGATGTGCGCTCCATCCTTGAGAACATCGCACGTTCTAGCTCGATGGCGGTACTCAAGGCGAACTATGAAGCCGCCATTCAGATGCTATCGCCTGATCACCATCCGGCTATCAATAAGGCCACCAATACACGCAAACGAGAGATTGAACCTGTACAGGAGGCGACATGACAGCAGTAACTCTTTACCAACTCAAAGGCCAGTGGCTGGAACTGGCGAGCCAGCTAGCCGACATGGACTTGGATGCCCAGACCATCGCTGACACCATCGAAGGTAGTGATGTACAGATGGCACTGGAAGAAAAGGTGCAGGGCTATGAGATGGTGGCACGCAATCTAGAGGCGCATGTTCCCGCTATACAGGCGGAAGTCAAACGGCTCCAGGCTATGGAGAAACGTTTGACTACGCGCGCCGATGCACTCCGGGATCGGGTCAAGACATCGATGAAGGAGCTTGGCATTCAAAAGATCGCCTGCCCCCTATTCGAGATGCGAATCCAGAAGAATCCGGACAAGCTGGACGTATTCGAGGAAGCGCTAGTTCCAGACGAGTTTTGGCACACACCTCCCAAGCAGATTGATAAAGCAAAGCTGAAAGAAGCAATCAAGGCAGGCGCCGACATTCAAGGCGCACGTTTGACCCAGGGCGATAGCCTGCGAATCAGTTAACCAACACCTGCCGCGTCGGGCGGCGGGTATTTATGAAAGGCCTATATGGCATCCGTCAATACCGTCATCATCGTCGGCAACTTGGGCCGCGACCCAGAGATCCGTACTTTCCCGTCAGGCGATCAGGTCGCCAACGTCACCATTGCCACTACCGACCGTTGGCGTGATAAGAGCACCGGAGAGAGCAAGGAATCGACCGAGTGGCACCGCGTTGTATTCAATGGAAGGCTTGCAGAAATTGCAGGCCAGTACCTACGAAAGGGCTCTCAGGTTTACATCTCCGGGTCGTTACGCACTCGAAAGTGGACCGACCAAGCATCTGGGCAGGAACGCTACGCCACCGAGATTCGCGCCGACTCTTTGCAAATGTTGGGCGGAGTTCCAAAGTCTGTTGAGAATGAATCGCGGGATGCTGGTCAGCAACGCAGCTCTGCTACTCCAGCACCACGGCCAGCCCCAGTGCCACGCGCACCGTCAGGCTTCGACGACATGGAAGATTCGATCCCCTTCTAGGAGTGGCTATGCTTTGCAAAACCTGCCTCACCGAAAAACCCACGGATGGCTTCTACAAAGGCCAAAAGAGCAAATGCAAAGAGTGCACAAAGGCGGCTGTCCGGGCCAATCGGCTAGCCAATATTGACCACTACCGCGCATTTGATAAGGCGCGGGCCTCCATGCCTCATCGAGTAGCGGCCAGGGAAGCCTATCGCACGACCGCTGCATATGCGGAGAGCCACAAAGCAGCAGCCAAGCGCTGGGCAGAGAAACACCCAGAGCGCCGCCGAGCAAACACAATGCTTGATAACGCTGTGCGAGATCGCCGCGTCATTCCGTGGCCTGTCTGCGCCGTGCCTGACTGTTGCGGCAAGCCGGAAGGCCACCACCCTGACTACAGCAGACCACTTGACGTGGTGTGGCTATGCGATAAGCACCACAAAGAGGCCCACGCCATCGCGCGACATGTCGCCTAGCTAACCAATGGAACCCGCGTCCCATCCTTAGCAACCAGCGCATTGCTCTCTCCGACTACGAGCTTGACTCCAAGTAGCTCCTGCTGGCCCTCTGGTAACGCTTTGAAAGACAACCCCTTTCGAACCACTTCGCGCGTCTCAACGAATTCCTTCATTGATACAGGATCAAGTTCGATGCATTGGGGGTAGGCATTCTCATGTTGGGCCCAGTGCGCGCGAATGGCACTGACCATGGAGTCAAAAAGCGTTGGCATAGCCCGCTAGTCTACCGCCCCCAGTGGGCACCTATTCACAGCCCGCCCTGAGCAATCGAGGCGAGCTATCTCATTTCTGGAGGCCCACCATGTCTGAACCTACCCCATCCTCCGCTCCCCACAAGACTGCCGAGGGGGCGGCACTCGACTTTCCCAGCGCAGGAGCCGCTGCACTCTCAGAGTACCTGCAGGATTGCGACGAGCATGCGATCGCACCTGATGTTGGAGGCGCCTTTGCCAATGCATTCAGGGCCGGAGCCAACTACGCGGCCAAGGCAGTGGCTGTAGTCCATTGCACCACCTGCAATGACGAAGGGGCCGTTGGCAACATTCTCACAGCAGAACCTTGCCCTGACTGCAGTACGCCACCCCTTGCAGCCCGCACCGCGCCTGAGCGCATCTGGCTGGATCTGGGCGTGGAAGACGCAGAGCATGCCAACTTCGCAGAACTAGGCGAAGTGACGTGGAGCCCTAACAATGCAACCGGCCACGGCATTGCATATGTTCGAGCGGACGCCCAGGCAGTGGCAGCACAGGCGCCCGCAGCTGTGTCAGGTCAAGACCATACCGCGATGCATGACGCGTTGCTGTGGCTGCGCAGCGCTCTGGATTGCAAGGACTGGCATTGGGACCCCGATCAGCGCGAGTGCGCGGAACTGGCCTATCACGCCGCCCCTCCCCCACCTGAGCGGGAGCCGCTGAGCCAAGAGCAAAAAGACGCTGTGATCCAAGAATGGATCATGGATCTCGCACAAGGAGCCACCAATGCCCGGTAACTTCTTCGACCTCGACCTCGACCGCGAGCTTCCAGGCTGGATGTTGAAGCGACCATTCTGTCGCCATCCCGAGCACAACGCGCCAAGCGGCTTGTACATCCCTGAGGGCAAGGGGTATCGCCATGTCTGCCCAGCCTGTGGGCGAACAGACATTGTGATCCCCGATCAACCTTCAATGAATCTTGGAGCCACCAATGACAGATGAAAACATGGTTCAAGTGTTTGGTCAGAAATCGAACGGAGAGCGAACCCTGGTTGGAACCGCGCAAATGCCGCCATTGATGAAAGCGCGGGAGCTTGTCACCCAGCACTATGGTCAATTTAATGAAAACGACGACTTCTCCGAGGCAGCAACCGTTTTCTACTTGATGAGAAGCATCATCGAATACTGCAAGACCTACGACCCGACAGTGAAGCCCCTGGGAGCCACCAATGACAACCCCTGACCCAAGCCGTGAGGCGTTTGAGAAGCACGTTCTCACCGAGAACGGTATCTATGTACGCGGCAAAGGATGGATCACTCGAAACACGCATGGCGGCTACGAGCATGAAGATATTCAAGAGCGCTGGCTCACTTGGCAAGCAGCCATGGCCCACAAGGGAAGAGACAAGTGTGTCTGCACTTTCAGTCAGCGAATGGTTGGCGATGGATGCAGACATTGCAACCCGCAAGAGTACATCGACGTGCTGCTTGCGCAGATTGACGAACACCATTCGGAACGCTGGCAACCAATCGAGACGGCGCCAAAGGACGGCACCACAATCCTATTGCTCTGCACAAGCGGAGGCATTGCTGATGGTTGCTGGGATCTTCGAGACGAGTCTTGGAACTATGCCTACATAGATCCCACGCACTGGCAGCCCCTCCCCGCCACCCCAAAGCAGGAAGGGGGCACATGA